CATGCGGCTGTTTTTCTGCCAGCCGCCATATGCACCCGTTTCACCTGTGATTATAGCATGACGGATAGTAGCATTTTTCTCAGTAGGGTGTTGCAAATGCTCTATCTTTGCCGCCTTTTCTTTGCTTATAACGGGAAATCCATATTCCTGGAGTATTTTGTGCTTGGTCATAGGCTTTCCGTCTTTATCTCTTGAAGTCTTCAGTGATATTACTCCAAGCTGCCGATGTATGCGCTGAATGCTCGGGTCTTCGATACCTGATACCGATATAGCAGGAACGTCAATCCCAATGCTGTGGAGAAATAGCAGCAGCGTTATGCTGTCAAGTCCGCCAACCGATACATGGCAATTTGCGTAATACTCGCCAACAGAAGATGTTATGGTGTTGTAAAAATCCTTAGCCATCTTTGCAGCGTGTGAGACCTTAGCCTCATAGGGCAGCTGCTGGAGCTGTAAAAAGCGCTGAATGTTCTCGTCAGTATGTTCACGCTCTTTGCGCTCAAGAACATTTTCTTTATATTTTTTTGCACCGCTACGAGGTACTATATCTTCTTCCCCAATTAAGGAAAGTTGCTCCATTTGCCATTCCTCCTTAACTTGACATTTTCCGATTATATGTTATAATGGAAATACAAACAATTTTTCTATTTTTCCGCTCCCTCAGGTGTTTTGGCCGCCTGCGGGAGTTTTTTTATCGTATATCTCGGCAATAGCTCTTGACAGCCGCATTCTGTAGTTAATGATATCGAACAGCTGTTCGTACAGCCTGCCTGTGACCGTTTTATCCAGCCTGCTTTTATCTCTGGGGAACTTCGGATATTCCGGAAGATGACAGCGTGAACAGCTGAACATACATTTATCAAAATACTTCCATACCATAGCTTCCCATTCCCTGCGCTCGGTGTCTGACATCGGGCGTTTTATTTTTTTTGACAGCTATATGATACTCGTACAGTGCGCCTATCATGGTGTTATATGGGTTAAGCTGATATCCGTATTTTGCTGATTTAGGCCCGCTGAATATCTGAAGATTATCCACGTCCGACCTCCCGTATCATCGTGAACAGCGCCGCTACCGATAACGCCAGTGCGATGATCAGTGAACGCCCTGTAACTGTACCGTTTATCAGGATATCCAGTGCTGTAATGGCTGTCTGTGTGCAGCCGACTGCAAAATACGATAGCCGCTTAAATTTTATCTTGCTGACCTTGGACGCACGCTTTTTAGGGCGTATTGCCTCTAACTGCTCCGCCGAATGGGTGCTGCGTCTGATGCTGTCAATATCCTTGCGGCAGTATGCACCGATAAGCTCTATTGCCGCTTCCGCTCCCCAGCATATCGCTACGGCGTGTCTTGTGCCTTCCAGCTTTTCCAGCCATTCTATCTGTTTTTCTGTGGGTCGTCCGCCTGTCTTTTTGAGTTCTATCGCCAGCCCGCTGTATATCAGTCTGCCGTCTGTGTCGATTATCGGCACGGGCAGAAAGAAATCGGGAAATCCTGCACGCATACCCGCCTGCTTCAACTTATATCCTGCCGCCGCCGAGCGCTTTCCCTCGTTGGGAACGTGTACGGCAAGGTCAAGCTGAGGATATGTGTTCTGAGCCCATGCACACCATGCCATCATATGTGCCTGCTCAGCTTCCTCGCTTACCGATGCGGAGACTATCTTTTTATACTCGTCCGTTGTCATTGACCCTCTCCCCCTTTTCATCGTATCCCTCCGCCGCAAGCAGAGGCTTGAAGTGGTTTATGATTTTGCTCTCGAACAGCCCAGCTATGTAGATGACTGCCGCCCGTGGGTTATCCGTCTGCAATAAAATCTCACCGTCACGTGTGACCATAAAGATATCGTTTGCAGGGTTGATGAAAAGGATATCCCCGAATTTCTGTGGATTTATCATATAATCCGCTCCCCCAGATACTTATGCAGCTTCTCAGGACTTTCAGTGATATATGGAAGCGGCACATAGTCATCGGGAGACATATCGTCATCGACAAGCACAATGCCGTTGAATACGCATTTGTTATATGTCCGCCAGTCCTCAGGGGTCGCAACTGTCACGTTTTCGTGACCACGGATATGTACTACCATACCGGTCACTGTGTAGCTGTTGCAAAATGTAGGATACTCAGCTCTTATCTGTGCCCTGAGAAATTCCTGCATATCTTTTGCCCGGTCGTTTGTCGGCATGATTATAAGCACCTTTCGGCATTGTGTAAGGAGCAGGAGCACCGCCAGCTCACGCTTTGTCAGCATTTTTCTTACCTCTTTTCTTTTTCTTCGCCATATGTGCCTCCTAAGTCAACAGGCTTTTCAAAGCTGACGCATTGGGTTTCAATAACAGCCCGTGCCACAAGATTGTCCACTGCCTTTTTGTCCTCATCGGAAAGCATTCTATAGACGCTTTCATAAAGCACATGATACGCAGCTGCATACAGCGGAGCTGTTTCCGATGTGATCGGGTTCTGCGAGGCAGTATTCTGTGCGACGGTCTGGATAAATGTCTCTATAGCCTGTGATACCTCATTATCTGTGGAGGCGTTTGCTACGCTGATATAGAAGTCACTGAGAGCACTCATGTCATCACCCCCTGCAAACGTCAGTGATGGCAACTTCCACCAGTTCGCTTGCATCATTCTCGGAAAATATCCTGCCCTTGGCCTTTGCCACTGCGGACTCCTCCGATGCGGCAGATACCTTGTATATGCTGTTCTCCTGTCCGCCGATAAACTTCTTATACACGAACACTATGTATGTTTTCATGGTCTGATCTCCTTTTATGTTTATTTTTGACTGCATAACAGATTTTGGGGAATGTTATCCCTATACACATACCTGATAATGTCCTGTCGGGTAAATCGGTACATTTTTCCTACCATAAAATGCGGAATGTCACCGCTTTTGCAAAGGTTACGCACCTGCGCCGGGGAGATCTTGAAAAGAAACGCCACATAATTGACATCGACTATATCAGGACAATGTTCAAGGCTCACATCTGTTGGTTTCCTTCTGGCTGACATATTTTCAACTCCTTTCAAAGCCCCAGAATATCGTTAATAGCAGCAATAGCCTTGCCGCTTTTGATTGTTCCTGTCAGGATCCTGTGCAGGCAGGAACTGTCAAGATAAATATCGGGATTTTTCTTACCGACCTCTGCTATAAGCCACGTCTGCGTTCGGTTCTTTTCCATAAGGGCTATTTTGACCCTTTTGCCGTAAGCACAAAGCGGCTTCTTGTGTTCCTTTACATTCATTTTTCATATCACCCTCGAACGTTGACATCTCTCCCCTGCCACTGTATAATTACAGGTGAAAGGGGGTGTTTATCTTGACAAAATCAGAAGTTAAAGCCGCTCTTGACAAAGCTATACGTGAGTATAATGAAGAAATGGAAGGCTACATTATACATTGCGATGATGACGTAAAGCCTGACATGAGAAAAATAGTGTCCGCAACCATGGACTGCTTTGCTGATTTTGAAGATGTAATCTCAAAGCTTGCCGACTAACAGTCAGAATATAATGCCTGTGCAATTTTCCCTGCATGGGCATTATTTTTTCTCTGTATCAAGCGGCTTGGCTGTAACCTCAAGGTCATATCCGAGTTTCATATAAAGTGATCTTGCAACGTGATAAAGCTCATCAGACAGTCTGCGTATCTCGTTAACTTCCTCGGTTACCTGTGGGGCAACCTCTTCAAGGTTGATTTTTACTTTTACTTCCATTCTGCTCCCCTCCTTTCAATCAAGAATTACGCTTCGGGTAATATGTGTAGACTTTTAGTCTACACAGTGAGCAAAAAAAATCCGCTCCCTTTCTGAATCAGATAACGACAGAATAGCTGAAAGCTTGCTTATCTCGCTTGCCTTAAATTCAGAATCATTGTTAAGCTTCTTGTAAAAGCCAGCCCGTGTTATTCCAAGCTTTTTTGCGACTGCTGAAATCGTCAGCCCTACTGCCTTGATTTTTGTTTCGAGAAGATATGTATTTGTCATATGTTCACCTCTTTCTGTAGATGCTCTGTCTACATTTGTTATCATACCACTATGTAGACGATGTGTCAACATATTTTTCCATTTTCTCCTTTTTGTACAAAAAGCACCCTCTATTTTTGTAGACGTTTAGTGTGTGCCGCCTGTATATTTTTGTTGACATAATGCCGTCAAGATGCTATAATACAGTAAAAGGAGCTGATAAACATGACAATCGGCGAACGTATAAAAGAATTACGGACGTCTTTAGGCATGACACAAGATGAGCTTGCTAAGCTTACCGGATACAAGTCACGTTCTTCTATCCAGAAAATTGAATGTGGTGAAAGGGATATTACACAATCTGCTATAGTTTCATTCGCAAGAGCATTAAAGGTTACGCCCAGTGTAATAATGGGCTGGGAGGATACCGAACTCGGTCATACTTCTGAAAACCTGTTTGAAAAATATCCAAACATTATGCCCATACCCGAAATGCGCAAGGTTCCCCTTGTGGGTGCGGTAGCTTGCGGAAAGCCTATATACCGTGAAGAGGACGAATGGATATCTCTCCCCACAGAAATAAAAGCGGACTTCTGCCTGCGCTGCGAGGGAGACAGCATGATAAACGCAGGCATAAACGACGGCGATATTGTATTCATACGGTCCTGCCCCGAAGTGGAGAACGGTCAGATAGCTGCGGTATCCATAGATAACGAGGTCACATTGAAGCGGGTGTACTACTATCCCGAAAAGAATAAGATCGTTTTGAACCCCGAAAATCCAGCATATGAGCCGTTTGTTTACGTGAACGAGGAACTGAACGATATCCGAATACTCGGCAGGGCGGTTATTTTATTGAGCGAGATAAGATAATTTGACAATAATAGTAGTTTTTCAAAATAAAGATATTGTTTTTGTCAATTATAGTTGACTTTTTTACGTGAAAATGTATAATTATATATATAGTATTGCTTTTTATGTAATGCAATCTTAAAAAGGAGGAAAAAATAATGGATTTTATTGACGCATTAAGACAGTTCAGCAAGAGAGTGGACGGTCTGAAAGACAACCTTGCTACAGAAGAGGCGACAAAGAATGCACTTATCATGCCTTTCTTCTCTATGTTAGGATATGATGTATTCAATCCTGATGAATTTATGCCCGAATTTACAGCAGATGTTGGAATTAAAAAAGGTGAAAAGGTTGATTACGCAATCCTTAACAACGGAGAGCCTGTCATTCTTATTGAGTGTAAGTGGGTAAAAGAGCCGCTTGCAAAGCATGACTCACAGCTTTTCAGATATTTTGGCACATCAAAGGCAAAGTTTGCTATTCTTACAAATGGTATTATCTACAGATTTTATACTGATCTGGAAGAGCCGAATAAGATGGACGAAAAGCCATTCCTTGAAATAAATATCCTTGATATTAAGGAAACACAGGTTGCTGAACTTAAAAAGTTCCACAAGTCCGCCTTTAATATTGATGAAATATGTAACACTGCATCTCAGCTTAAATATACAAATGAGTTTAAGAATGTGTTTGCCAAAGACTTGCAGTCTCCCTCTGATGATTTGGTAAAGCACTTCCTTTCGACCGTTTACAGCGGCACGAAAACTCAGAATATAATTGAAAAATTCCGCCCCATTGTCAAGAGCTCTTTAAACCAATTTATCACAGAGATGATGAACGATAAAATAAAAACCGCTCTTGGTACAAATGCCGCCTCGGAAGATGGCAATAACAACGCACCACAAGCAGAAACGGCTGACGAGCCTAAAGAGCCTGAAAAGGATGACAAGCCCAAAATTATAACAACAGAAGAGGAACTGGAAGCGTACTTTATCATTAAGAACCTAATGAAAGATGTTCTTCCTATTTCCGACGTTACATATAAGGATAATGAGCGGTATATGGCTATTTTAATTGGCGGTAAGACCACAAAATGGATTTGCAGATTATATTTTAATTCTGCAAATAAGTATATCACCATTCCCGATGCTAATAAAAAGGAACAGCGATTTGACATAAAGAGCGTTTATGACATTGAGAGTTATAAGGAGCAGTTAACTGCTGCCGTAAATATGTATTTAACTAAGGCATAATATAAAAATCCCCGAACCATACGGAACGGGGGAAAAGGAGAATGCAAATGCCAATCAATGAAAGCATATTTGAAAGTATAAAACATATTTCGGAAGACGGTTTAGAATACTGGTTTGCCCGTGAGCTTCAACTCGCTTTGGAATATTCCGAGTGGAGAAACTTTAATAAAGTAATCGAAAAGGCAAAGACTGCCTGCAAAAACGCCGCAAATGACGTAGAACTGCATTTTGTTGAGGTCAACAAAACATCGCCCATGCCCAATGGCGGAGAAAAAATAATGCTGGATTATCAGCTTACCCGATATGCTTGTTATCTTATTGTTCAGAACGGCGATCCCAACAAAGAAGTAATTGCCCTCGGTCAGACATACTTTGCTATAAAAACAAGACAGCAGGAGCTTTCGGAAAACTTCGAACAGCTTACCGAAAACCAAAAGCGCCTCGCTATCCGAGGCGAGATGATAGAGCATAACAAATCTCTTGCGGAAGCGGCGCAGAATGCGGGTGTGGAAACGCAAAGGGATTACGCTATATTTCAGAACAAGGGCTATCAGGGCTTATACGGTGGGCTTGGAATGAAAGAGATACACGCACGTAAAGGCTTAAAGAAAAGCCAGAAGATACTGGACCATATGGGCAGTACAGAGCTTGCCGCAAATCTTTTCCGTGCAACGCAGACAGATGAAAAACTCAGACGTGAGAACATACAAGGCAAGTCAAATGCAAATAAAGTACATTATGAAGTCGGTGCTAAAGTCAGAGAGACCATTAAGGAGCTTGGCGGTACTATGCCGGAAGATTTGCCCACACCTGAAAAAGACATAAAGCAGGTTAAAAAAGAGCTTGCAAAGCTTCCAAAGAAATAAAAAATCTCCCGAACCATACGGAACGGGGAGAAACGGAATTGCAGTCAACTGCAAAAGGAGGGTTAAAAATGGCAAGATACTCCAAGCAGTCAAACGGATTATACCGTGCAAAAATCAGCCTTGGAGGCGGAAAATACAAGTATCTTTCGGCACATACGCCCAAAGAGCTTGATATCAAGATACGTGATGCAAAGATCAAGCTCGGCAAAGGCATAGACATAGGTGCTGAAAAGGACACTTTCCTATCATGGGCGGAGCGTTGGCTGTCGCTTAAAAAGCTAAGTGTATCAGACGGCAGATATAAGTCGTACACCTACAGGGTAAATAAAATGTCCGAGCTTCACAATATCCCAATTTCAAAAATAACCGTAGCCGACATTCAGGAGATAATCAATGCCGCTGCGGAAAACGGAGCCGCAGAAAAGACCCTCAAAGAATATAAGTCCGTTTTCTCCCAGATCTGCGACTATGCAATAGTCAGCCGTGTAATGGATTTTAACCCCGCCAAGGGCATTATCATTCCCCAGTCCGAGCCAGCGGAAGAGCGCAGAGCTCTGACACGGACAGAACAGTCATGGATAACCGCTCCCACTGAACACCGTGCTCACGTTGGTGCAATGATAATGATGCTTGCAGGTCTCAGGCGTGGCGAGCTTCTGGCTCTGACGTGGAACGATATTGACATACCTAACCGCCGAATAACCGTAAACAAGGCAATGGTTATGGTGGACGGCAAGCCAGAGATCAAGCATCGCACCAAAACAAAGGCAGGAATGCGCACGGTCAATATTCCCAGACTGCTTACTGATTTCCTCGAAGCTGAAAGGTCAAAATCAAAGTCTTTGCTTGTTGTTCCCGGGCTTGATGGCAATGTAATGTCAGGCGACTGCTGGCAGTCCCTCTGGGAAAGCTATTTGTGTGAGCTGAATTTCCGATTTGGAGATTTCAGCGGAATTATGGTTACGGACAAAGATGGTCACAGAGCACAATACCGCAAGCCTGCAAGCCGATTTGCACGTGAAAAGATACCTATGGTAATTTCCAAATTCACGGCCCATTGGCTGAGGCATACATTTATCACAAACCTGTATATGGCAGGCGTTGATGTTGTAACCGCCTCCAAGCAGGCAGGACACGCCGACATACAAACGACGATGGATATATACACACATCTTGATGACGAGTTTAAAGTAAATCAGATGTCCAAGCTGGACGATTTTCTATCAAAAATGGGCTAAAGTTGCAAAATGGTTGCAGTCGATTTTCAATATTTGGTTTATTTGCGTCGATATCAGGCCGTTATTTACTTCGTTCGGGACGAAGAGGCCGTGGGTTCGAGTCCCGTCACCTCGACCAATAAAAGCAGCCCCTCAAGCCGCTATAATACGTGGTTTGAGGGGATTTTTGTTTTTGATTTTCACTTATATATTTTGCTCAAAACAGGGCTTTTTTGCTCACTTTTTTGCATACATGGGTGTCAAGATGGGTGTCAAAATGGATTGACCATCATGTTTATTTATTCCTTTTATACCTATTAAGCTGATTATATATGCAATTATTTATAGGAAAGGGCTTTATTGGAATGAGTACAAATAACAATCAAGAAAAAGATATCATTCAAATTACTGTACCAAAAGGGAAATTGAATGAATATGAAAAAATTGCAGGCAGAAACAGGATGAAGCTTGACTCGTTTATCTGTAAGTTGCTTGATCAAGAAATCGACTCAAAAGAATATATTGAGGATTATTGTGAGTTGCCATTTATAGATAAAGGCTCTAAAGACAACTATGCCATAAGATTTTGTGCAATAAAATACTTCAGTAATGACAAAATAAAATTTCGCATCTCTTTCCTCGATTCAAGTTGTAAAGAAATACTGTATTCTTGCAATCTTATTTTAGACAGATTTGAAATAATGAACGAACAAAATATCATAAAAAAAGATATTGCGATGCAGTATGCTAAAAAAGAATTATCTCGCAATGCTCAAAAAGTTTTTGAGTACGAAAAGGCTTTTGACGTATTTTTTAACAGCTTTGACCAAGACATTTTTTAATTTGCATAAAAGACTGATATAATACTATCGTCAGTTTAAAATAATCAGTCCAGCTTCCCTCAAATGTTCATATAAATTATTCACCTCCTTTTTTCAAATAAGAATAAACTAACAAAAACGCCGCCGATAAGAGCCCCACAGCTCTTACCGACGGCGAATTTTTTGTCTTACATTGATTTAATAAATGCGCCTGGATAGTCTTTTTTCACGGTTTTAAGGTAGGCTTCGGCGTTCTTACGAGACTTAAAAGCCCCGACCTGCACATAAAACATCTGATTGCTTTCGACAGCAGGCATAAACATCTGCTGAAACTTTCTCCAGCCCTCAAGCTCTGCCTCCGAATGTGTCCACATCGCAGGACAAAGCTTGCCTGTTACCTGGTGGTGCATGATAACATGGTCAGCGGAAATGCCGTATGTTTTCATCAGGTGCTTGACCAGCTCAGCTGCCAATGTCAGCTCCGAATCGGTGAAATACCAGTCAGTATCATTGGCACTGAGCGACTTTTTGTTTTTCTTGTTGCTGCAAATCTCAATGTTGATGCAGTTGCTGTTCCTGCACTTGCCGTAATATCTGCCGCCCTCTGAAGTGGACATCTTGGTGTATTTCGCCCCGCCTGCACCCCACGAATAGCGGTTTGCGATATCGGGATTATAGCAGACTACATTTTCATCGTCAACGATAAAATCAGCACTGGCAGGGTTTGCGGGATTTGCTCCCGCCCTGAACCATGCCGCAAGATTGTGTGCGCTACCCGCAGCCGATGAGGTGCCTGCCGTGTAGTGGATCACTATCCATTCGATGGATCGCCCTTTGGCAACAGTGGTGTTGGCAGTGCCTGTATCCATTTTGATGTTAATGCTCATCATCATCACCTCCCGAATTATCATCACGTATCTGCTCCAGCACATCAATCAGCTTTTTGGGCAGGGGCAGACCCAGATTTCCGCAGTTTTCGAGGACAGATATGCCCTCATTGCCAATGTAGTACATAGACACTACCGTTCGAATAACATCACCGTTGTGCGTAACATAGCAGTCGAGATAATGCGCAATGCCCACAAGCAGCAGTATGCAGACCTTGCGGACAAGCCCCCAGAAGCCCACCTCCGAGGACAGCTCCCTGCGCTTGACGGCAACCGCCACGCCTGTTATGTAGTCAATGGTGATAAACGCCACCAGCGCATACATAATGCCGTCCATACCGCCGAAAAATCCCGATATGGCAGTAACTATGCCGCCGCATAAAATCTTGATAAATTCCGTAAATTTGTCCATTTTTATTCCTCCTTACACCCTCAGAACGAAATTACCGATCATACCGATGTAGGTATCATCGCCGATTGTAAAGACACTGCCACGAGCAGGTTTTTCTATACCGCCGTCGGCGGACATAACATGATTTTGGATAGCCCCCGAAGCCGCAAATGTAAACGGCTTCATGCAATACACCGAAGTAGTGCCGACCGCCTCTGTTCCATAATATTGAGACTTGCCGTTTTGAACGCCATTTCCAGTAAACCAGCCAAGGTTATAGGTATCTGAAGTAACCTCAACGCCGCACTCAGTGCCGTCAAATTTGGTAGCTGAGTGGATAGAACAGCACCACGGTGTAGTACCCAGACCCAGCCCAACCATATCTGTATCAGAGATGATATACAAATATGGGTCTCCACTAAGAGCAATGCTTGATGATGCCCAGGCAGGAGACTGATTGCCGGTCTTAGTTGATACTACGTATTGGCTACTACTGTTTACCTCAATGGCAATAACCTTGTCGTTGATGTTAGTAAACTTCGGCGTCAGTGTGCAGCCTGTTTCCGTATATGTGATGTCAGCGACAGTTGTCAGGAGATTTTCCACTGAATGGAGCCACTCGAGGATTTTGGCAGTGTAGTTAGCCTGTGTCCTGTCATCTTTCGACATACCCAGCGTAGGCTGGTACTTATATAATTTTCCCATTTCAGATTTCTCCTTTCTTAGAATTTAAAACATGTACCATAGCTGCACGCCATATATTTCTCATCGTTTATGGTAAACAGCATAAGTTTGTCTGGGAGAGCCATTCCGCCATCTAAAGTATATAGATGATTGTTAAACAAATGGAGTGTGTCACATGTATGGGGTTTAATACAATAGTTTGTGCTGCCTCGTTCCATTGATGAATATGATATGGAGTGATAGCCTGTTCCATTCGATGTTACTATTTGTGGGACATATATACCACTAGTATTCGGAATGGCAAATGATATATATTGTTCACCCCCATCAAAACTAATAGTATTCATAACACCCATAAATATCCGGTTTGTTGTCATGCCGAATCCAGCGCCGTCATCTGCAACCCAAACATATAATTTAGGGTCGCTTCTGAGGTACTCGGTTATAGTTGCGCCGTTTTTACCATCTGCACTGTTCATGCTCCATAGACATATCTTGCTATCATCGTTCACCCATATCTGTTGGGTAACCTTGCTTATGTTGGAATCTATCGGCGATAAATTTACCCCATTACCACTAGTGAAATCGCTAATTGTGTAAAAAGGTGAGAGTACATCTTCCAAAGAGTGAACCCACTCCTTGATAACCGTTCGATAGCCTTCAACAGTCCGATCAGCGGCGCTCATCCCCTTGGTAGGCTGATAAACTTTAAGCTCTCCCATTATCCTATAACCTCCGTATCTGCAATATCAACAGCTTCTCCCACCGCATAAATCGGCAGGACCTGTCCATACAACGTTAATCCGCCTGTTTTCAATCCGCCATCACCTCCTCTCTGCGCCACCTTAAAAGGGTTAAATTTATCAAACTGCCCCTGCACAGTGGCAGTTCCGCCGCCGTTAAGATACAGCACATTACCGCCGCCATTTGCAACATAGCTGCCGCCTGCCGCAACAGTGACCACACCGTCAGTGCCTGCGACACATTCGGGCACCGTTGCGGATACATGAACCGCACTGCTGCCGTCATTACGCACCGCAAAATACGGATAGCTGCGGTCAAACTCCACAGCTGTCACACCACTGATTTTCACGGTCGTTACATTTGTTTTTACCATGATTTTTCCTCCTTATGTCGATTGGTTTCTTTGATACTCTGCGAATACGTCGTTTACTACCTGATCCATTTGCGCTACCTGTTCATCACCTGTAAACCGTGTGTAATACCAATTATACCCGTTAAGATACGCACCTAATTGCCAATTATATTGGTTAGTGTACTCGCCAGACACCGCACCGTCAGAGGTATAAGTTGTTTCAACATGTGTATATGGCACTTGAAAATTTTTATAGTAATTTGTGGGGGACATACTATCTGAGGACACAGTCACATTAGTAAAATCATGTGTGTTAGTACTGTATTTTTCCTTATATACATTTACGCCAGTAATGTTTCCCACATCATCATAAATTGTCTCTGTGCTGTATCGGTACTCCTGTGCTACATTGGAGGTTGGATATTCAATGTACAACAATGTATCGCCACGATATACTCCAACAGCACAAACAATATAACGATAGTCTTGTGAACAATAACAGCCTGTAATGTCACCCACAGGCGTATCAGTATATAAGTAATAATTATAGTTCCGATAGCGACTATAGTATATTCCCTCAGGCAGCTGTACCAGTTTAGCGGTGTAGTCCCCAAACAGCGGTATAACTGCGATTGGTGTCTGCTGCTCGAACAAATCGCACATATTCAAACAGCTTTGCGGCGCATCAACAGTCACAGGCTCAAACCCCACATACCCCTCAGGCGCATTATATACTCCGTTTTCCGTTATAGTTATGGGCTTGACCTTGCCGCCTCCATTCGCCAGTCCCAGCAGGAACCACATCATATCATCCATCGCCGCTCACCTCGCTTGTCGTGGGAACAATGTTGCCGTCATCGTCCTCAGTAATGGCGTACTCAAATATCTTACCATTGTAGTTCGCCCGGAGGCTTTTGCCGTCCTCAGCAATTTTTACCGCAGTGGGCATCATGCCATTCAGGATAGCCCCCGCAAATCTGGCAACACCCTCTCCTGCCATTTCAAATCCGTATTCGGTCTTGGAGTTCTCGTTCACAAATTTTATGCCCTGTCGGGTCATTTTCGTGGAGCCGTTGACCTCGCCTATCTGTACACGGTCAGCCAGAGGGTCATATTCGTTCTCCTGCACACTGTTCCGCCCCATTTCGGCATACAGCCCGAAGTCGGTAATTCTCAGGCGGCAGAAGTTCGTCACAAGTACGCTTTCCCCGAAAGTAATGCCCGCCCCGGGAGCAGGATATGTGCTCACCAGCGCCCTGCAGCTCCACGCCCTGTAGGAATTGTTCTGTATCGCACCGATGACCGCACCTGCCAGCTCTTCCGAGGCATAGACCGAACTTATTTTCATCGTGTGATATGCGTCCGTGCCGCCGCCCGAAGCGTATGTCCTGCTGCCGTCAGTCATGATAACGCTGCCGCAAACCTTGGTCAGACCATATTCAATGCTGCTGTACTTGTCAGCCGAAAACAGCGCCGATGATGCGCCGCTGGCAAAGGGCAGAAATGTAAGCACCCCGCCCTGTACGAAGAAACAGCCGCAGGCCGCCTCCGCCAGGTCGGAGAGTATTTCCTTGGCAGTCCGTCCGAGGACCTTGTCCTTGGGGCATTTGGTGATCTTTGTGCCGATGATGTCTCCCGCAGCGATCTCCGTAAATCCGCATATCTCCTTGATGTTGGCAAGCACGGCGCTTACAGATGCAAATTTGGGCTTATTTTTCTTGTCAGAGCTGTTGCTGCTATCGCTGCTGCCGTTGCTGTCACTGTCGGACGAACTATCACCGCCCGAGCTGTCATCCTCCGCCGTGAAATCACTTTCTTCAAGGGTGCATTTGGCAGATGTGAACATCGCCCTGTCATAGCAGGTGAAGCTCAGCCTGCCGCCCGAGGGCTTCCTGCTGCTCACATAGAACACAGGCACCTCAGTTCCGCAGGAAACAAGTACCTCCGCACCATAGGGGAACAGCCCCACGGTGTCATCGTCATAGTCGCAGGCAGGAACATCAAAGGTCAGCTGCTGACTGCAAACGCCCCTTGCACCGTATCCGTCCGCAGTGTATGATATCTGCAGGTTATTGAAGTGCGGCACATCAATGCCGCCGATGCTCAGAGCAAGGCTAAAGGCGGGAGCCGCCCACAGGAGCGGCGCTTTCAAGGGTCAGGGACATATCCCATTCAAGCCCCTTGCCACGGCTCACAGCCTTGTAAGCCGTTTTCTTGAACTGTGCCGACACCGCTGCAGGGGAGGAGTAGGTCACAGGAAATGTCTTTCCGCTGACAGCGCTCGATATCTTAGCCGCCGCAGATGTGGGGACCTTTTTCAGCGTGATGTTCAGCGTAATGATATCCCCTATATAGCCGCCCACAGTGGAGCCGTCATGGTTCTCAAATGCGCTGCTGTCCTTTTTGGGGGCGGAGCTGACGGTAAAATCCGTCACATATCCGTCTGCCTTGACGTTGTTGATAACAAGTTCAAGCATATTATCTTCCTTTCTGCACATTGACGCTCTGGGTGTAGTCCAGCGAATATTCACCGCACACCTTGCTGTCAAGGGTGAGGTCTCCGCCTGTGACCTCCACATTCACATTTACATTTCGGTTTCCGCTGTTTTCCGCAGCGTTCTTGTATGATACCTCGGTGGCAACAGTGCCGCTCACCTGAGTGAAAGCGGAAATGTTCATCAGCTTGGACAGCTTGCCGCCAAAACCGCTTGCGAACTGCTCCGCAGCTGCCGCACCCGAATCATAGGCGTTCACCCCCATGTCCGTGAGAGCCGCCGCAAAGGCGTTCTGCATATTTTCAGCGTCCTTGGCGTAAAGGTCGGCGGACAGATCATCTGCTATCTGCTCCTTGCGTTTATACAGCTCGATGACCTTTTGGCGCTCTTCTTCACTCATACCCGCAAGATATTCTGCCATCTTGGCACCGTCCTCGGCGGACATACTGTTCAGCTCTTCCAGCAGAGCAGCACTTGCCCCGTCCTCTTTCAGAGCCTTGATGTCAGCGTGATATTTCTCCATGGCGGCTATCTGTTTTTCAATGTCATTTACCTTGTAGATGGTGGTCTCATTGCCGTCCTCGTCCGTTTCCTTTTCAACGGAAAAAACAGAACCGCCCACAGCCATGAGCCGTGAACGGTAGTCGCTCTGAGCGGTGAGCATATCGGAATATTTTTTCTGATAAAGGGCGTTCAGGTCGTCAAGGCTCTCGCCTGCGCTTTTTATCGCCTTGTTCTGGCTGTCCTCCCGGTCGTCCAGAGCTTTTTTCTGCTGCTCCTGCTCATAGGCACGGAGCTTTTCGTAATACCCCCAGTGCTCGGTATTGCTTTCATCGCCGTATTTTCTCAGCAGTTCAAGCCGCTTTTGATACAGCGCATCTTCATCGGCAATAATGCCCATGGCGTACTCATGGTCAAGCTTCTGCCACTGGTTTTTAAGCTCCTCGTTGATCTGTTCCTGAGAAACGATTTCCGCAGCAGTTTTATTATCAGTTACGCCAAAATGCTTTTTAGCTTCCTCTTCCGCTCTCTGTGCGGCTCCGCCGTCCATATTGGAAGATAACCCAGTGCCGTAAAGGTAAGAATATTTATCAATGATTTTTTTTCGTGAAATAAGAGCCGTTTCAAGATAAATGTTCTGCTCTTTGATACCTTCAATTTCCTGCTCGGCAGCGTCAAGCTGAGCGTTAAGGTCAGCCATAAGATTAGGGTCGTTCAATGAACTGATATTATCCCTTTGAATGTTTATCTGCTGCCGCTGATTATACAGCTCCATGAGACGCTTGTTGTTGTCATCGACCTGCTTTTCCATATCGTCGTAGCCGTCAAGAGCCATTTCATAAGCCTGCCTGTTGTCCTCAGGGTCATTGCTGTCCGCAAGCTGACCCAGAAGCTGTATCTGTGTGGCTATTTCCCTATTGGCGTCATTAAAGCTTTCCTTTATATCTCCCTCATACCCTATAAGGTCTCTTTGCCTGTCAATGTATGAAGCCAGAGCAACGCCTCCGCCGATAGCAAGAGTTCCCACAGCCACCCAAGGAACGGCATTCATGGCAATTCCCAGAGCACCTGTGGCAGTGGCAGCACCCGATGCGGCAGCTGCATATGAAGATACGGCAGTCGCCGCAGTGTTCGCAGCGGAAAGACCCTTGTAAGCAATGACCATAGCACCCGCAGTCTCGGCAGCGGTTATAAGCTGGTCGCCGTTGTCGCAGAACCAGTCCAGACCGTCAATGAGCTTGGGAATGCCCTCATCAACGGCAAATTCGGCAGCCTTTACAGCAAGGTCGCCGAATTTCTCAGCCAATGTTTCAAGCTTGCCTCCAAGCTCTCCGTTCAGCTGTTCATTCAGGTCTCCGAAAATTCCCGTGACCTCTTGAACAGACGTGCGCAGAGGCTCGGAGAATTTCTCAAAAGCGGTAACGCCCACAGCTTCCAGAGCGGACTGCATTATGGTGATGTCACCCTTGAAATTGTCGTCCATGGTCTTTGCCATCTGCTCAGCAGCCCCGTCGCAGTCGGATATGTACCCTCTCAGCTCTTCAAACCTCTGTGACGTTGTGCCGAGCAATGCGTTTACAGCCTTTAAATCCACCTTGTTGAAGATGTCACTCAGCGCCTGAGTTTTCTTCTGCTCCGTCAATGGAGCCAGTGCACCGTCAAGCTCGCTGAAAACATCGGCAAGATCACGCATTTTTCCCTCGTCATCAAATACCTTTATGCCCAGATTTTCGAGGGCCGCAGCCGCCGTATCCGTGGGAGCGGACAGGCTGAGAATTATATTTCTCAGAGCCGTGCCGCCCTCAGCTCCTTTAATGCCGTTATCCGCAATAAGACCCAGCATGGTGTCAAGCTCAGCCACGCCGCCCGACAATGATTTTGCCGTGCCGCCGACCGTGAGGATAGCCTCACCCAGCTGAGCGACGGAGGTATTTGACTTCTGAGAAGTCTTTGCCAGCTTGTCGGAAAATCCTGCCAGCTCATTTGTCTGCAAGCCCAGAGCGGACATGGAATCCGTTATCATGTCTGAAGCATATGCAAGGTCAATGCCGCCTGCCGCAGCCGTGTTCAGGACTACGGGAAGAGCCTCCACGGATTTCTGCGCATCATATCCCGCCAGAGCAAGATAGTTCAGCGCTTCTCCTGCCTGAGTGGCAGAGTATTTTGTGGTCGCACCCATTTCCTTTGCCGCTGCCGAAAGCACACCGTATTCATCAGCCGCCGACGTAATGCCCATGGTAGCCGCCACCTGGGACATGGAAGCTTCAAAGGAGGAGCCTGTCTCTACCACGTATTCCGCAGCCGTCTTGAACGCACTTTTCACCGCATTTGCAATATCTCTGGCAGCATTCGCCGCAAGATTTCCGAGGGCTGTCTGAGCCGTGCCCGAAAGCTTTTCTGTCTCCCTTTCCGTGCGCCGCAGCCCGTCAGTCACGCCGTCGGTGTCTATCCGTGTGTTAAAAATAAGGTCACCGTCATTCAATATCCCCACCTCCTTATGAATCAAGAAATCTTCTTGCCTCCTCTATCATTCTCAGCTCGTTGGCTGAAACCGGAAGCGCATAGACCTGCTGCATTTTTTCAAGGAACTCCCGCCTGTAGTCTGGCATATCGTCCGAGATGTCAGCCGTCCGCCAGCCGCATATGTCAGTGAATCGGCAGTCATGCAGTCCCATGAACAGCCCACGGAACTTCCACCAGTGCATTTTTGTCTCCCATAGGTCAATGCCGTATTTTTCATAAAATGCAGCGGCTATCATGGGAAAGTCTGCGTCAAAGCTGTAAGCTCTGCGGCTCGAAAGCATTGTACCACTCTCGCTCGTTTCCTTGGGCGGTTCACCGCATCGGTAGAACCACAGCATAAACATCGCAGCCCGTGAAAGGTCACGGGGCATTACGGGAAAAATGAGCCTCAGGGCAGTTATTACCAGTCTGTCCTCGGGAATGCGGCAGTCAGTGATAAGCTCCTCGAACCTCATCCATACGGTAAAATCGGTGCGGAACGGCAGCACTGTTTCGCCGCCGTCCGTCACCTCAGTGTATTCAGTCGGAAACTTCTGCGGGAGCATACTTTTTCAGCACCTCTTCCGTCACCTTTGCGGAAGCACGGTTCAGGAACACCCACAGCGCACCTATCTCATCGGTGTCAAGACTGCCTGCATCGGTCACGCCTGCGTCATCGCCGAAATGCTCATTTACGAACTCATCGCCCAGATAAAGCCTTATGCCATCCAGCGTAGCCTCTGCCGCCGTTACCGCATCGGGAGCCTTGACTATCTCAGCTGCAATGCGCCTTGTCTCCTGCACGAAATATGCAGTCTTTGTGGGTATCTCAACGTTTTTGCCGTATATGGTAACGGCAGTGGGGTTCCTTTCGTAGTTAAATTCCATGTTATTCCTCCGTATTTACAGCTTTGCTTTCGGAATTGGCAGAAGCAGCTTCGGCAGTATCCGCAGTAAATGTTCCGCCGCCGCCCGATGTGGCAGGAGCAAACTTGCCGATAACAGGGTCGCCCAGACCGTTGAACGCACCCGAAAGCTTCATTTTATTGTTGTTTTCGGAAGTGCCTGAGGGAGCGACCGCACAGGTCTCCATGCGTGCCACATAACCGCCGCCCGAAACAGCGTTGAACTTTTCCACCGTCAGTATCTTTACAAGGCAGTCGCCCAGCACCTTGCGGTTTTTGTATATCTCATACACCTTTTTGATGGTGGGGTCGGAATACATAAGGTCGCACTCAAAGTTGTATGCGGTCTTGTAGCTTGTGGTGTCGGTGCTTTCGGTATCCATGTTGATGTACTTGGTGCTTTCCGTCTGAGCGGAAGTTGCGTCATCGAACTTTGACCAGCCGTCACCCATTCTTGCCCACTGAGGCGTTTCACTGGAGCTTACGTCCATGTAATGTTCCAGTTGGGTCCTTTTAACTATCGTATTTGACATTAACAAACATTCCTTTCTTCAATGTATTCAAGAGTTATGCTCATCTGATAGGTGCATTTCTTACCGTCCTTTTCGTACTCGAAAGGTACAGCTCCGTCCATGCGTATATCCTGAGCCGTGCGGTATTCGGGGAGAGCGGGAAGCTCCTGCACGTTCAAAAACCACCTGCGCAGATCGTCAAGAAAAGCGCTGGTCTGTATCCTGCGCAGGTCATCGTCCGACAGGCTGCCCAGGAAGAGAGAGGCGTGCATGGCTTTAAGCTCGCTGCCGCAGAGATATGTCTGCAATACCTCGGTGCTGTCTTCCACAATTCCCGCACAGTCGATGTCATCGCTGCGGAAATTCACCTGCATGGTGTAATCCGCCAGCAAAGGGCAGCCGCAGAGGAAGTCCCACAGGGATTCAATAACGGAATCAGCCACGATATCTGCACCCCGCTATCTGAGCAGCCCCTGCAAGGATAGTGTGAACGTGAGCTGCTTTCATTCTCTTGAACCACAGCCGTCCTCTCAGACCGCCTCTTGCCGTGCCGCTTGCCCCGTGACCGCTGTTGCTGTAGTAATTTTTTCGGGCATAGGGAGCGGTATAAACAAGCTCACCTGAGCCTATCACCGTGCCTCTTATGCCTGAGCGGATAAGCTCGCCTGTGTCCTTGGGGGTGTATCTGTCGCAGCGCCTCAGGCATTCGCTGTCTATGAATTTCTGTACAGACCCGCCCTGCGCCAGCCTGTGATTTATGCAGATCTGTTCAGCGCTCATGGGCTTGAAAACTATCATCTTATCACTCCTATCTTACTCCCAGCATTATGTGCCGCATACTTCGGGACCCGAAGTTGTTCACCGTTATGCTGTGTACGTGCAGGCCGCTGTACAGCTCCTTGTCGGTGGGGTCACTCATTTCCCCGAAAAATATGTAGTCGCCTTTTCGGATATCGGCAGCGATGTCGGGGATAAATACCTTGGCAGTGTCGGCGTTTTCCTCGCCGTATTTTTGTACTTCATAGGCTCTGACCTCCTGCCACATGCAGGGGAATAAGCCTGCCTTTAAGACAGTCTTTCCCGCCGTCCTGAAAACGGTGCATATGCCGTTGGTTATCATCACCCACACCCCCTGAACATCAGCTTCACGCCGCCTGCATAAACATTTCCCAGATATATCTTCACCGCATTGTACCTCGCCGAAGATACTTCTGCCTGAGACCTGTCGCCGTAGGTCACGGAATAGCTGCCTACGGTCTCGGACTTCACATCTGCCGCCCTGCCGCATGAATACATATCATCAGCGCAGGCGCAGCAGGCACGGCGTATCTTGCCGCCAATGTTTTCGTCCGCCAGAAGCTCGGGAGTTATCCTGTCGAATGTAGCAGCGTCAATATAAGCAGAGGCAGGCTCCGCAAATCTTGCAAAGTCCGCCTCGCTCATGGTGCCGTGAAAAACCTCGCTGTAAAACTTGTAATCAGCGTATGCCATTCTCAGCTCCTTTGACGACAATCAGGCGTGAGAGCAGTAAATGCCCGCAGCCTTGTTTTCGTAGGCGTCGGTGAGACCGTAAGCACGGTAGGAGAAGATGTATGCGTCCGCATCGGGGTTAGCGTCAGGGGAGATCACCTTGCTTACAGTGTGCTTGCCGAACTGGATAACAGCAGGCTTGTGAACTATCATGAAGTTGATAGGCGCACCGCCTGCGGAGGTCTGCTTGTAGTACTTGCTTGCAGCCCAGCCGGGAGCGCTGTTGCCCGTAACAGGGGAGTAAACGCCGTCGGAAACGGTGTAATAATCCTTGTAGTTTGTGCTCCAGTCATCGGGCTGAGCGGTTGTCACCTCATACACCGCCTCGGCTCTCTTGAAGCCGCCTATCTCCTCGCCCGAAGATGTGCCGTTGAGCAGGGAAACAGCAGTCCAGAAGCGTGACTGAGGTACCTTGATAATGCCCGCAAAGCCCTCAAGTACAGATTTGGAAACGTAGCTGTAAAGGCTCTGAGCCGCATTGTAAAGGGTGGGGGTAACGAAAAGATATCTGCCGTCCGCAGGAACTTCCGCCTCGTCCAGTACGTTCACGCCCTCACGAACGGAATCCATGAACGCCTCAGCACCGCCGATGGTCTCAGTCTTTGAACCAATGCCGTTGATGGCAGCGTAGGAAGCAAAGCGTACAGCGTCCATTTCGGGAACAGCCTTGGTGCGGATAAATTCGCTTGCAAGCTTGCCGAACGCCAGACCCGCAGTCTCCTCGTTGTCCATAGCGTCAACGCTGAACTTGCGTCCTCTGTCGTAGTTGAACTTTACGGTCTCGTTGGTGATCTCCACATTGCCCTGAACATAGCCGCCGTTGCGGGAGTAGTCAGCCAGACCGTCCATGCTTATCTTGGGGATAATGATCTCGTTTGCGTTTGCGCCTGCCTGCACAAGGGAGCCGTCCATATCCAGCACGGAAGAGCAGGAAGCAGCCTTGTAAACATCGTCCAGCAGGTCAATGTACTTCTTGAAAAGTGCAATAGCATTTGCCATGTAAATTCCTCCTTGATTTTGTTTGTAGGTATAAAAACAGCCCTGTTTATCATTCATACGAAGATAAACAAGGCTCGTCCCTTGCTTTGTTCATGCCGTCCTCCTTAATTCCTTACTTCGTAAATTCTCACTTCGTGAGAGGGGGAAGCCCCATAACAGCCCTTGCGGCGCTGTCGTCCGCCTGACCGCCCGAACCGCCGCCTGTGGGGCCCATGTACTTAGGCACAGGCTCGCTGCTCTCGAAAAGAAAGTCGTTTTCCTTGGCGATCTTGTCCAGCTGCTCCGTGAGACCCACGATCTCGCCGTTTGAGAGCTTTAAGCCGTCCATGTTGAGCAGTGCCTTTACGGCAACAGCGTTTCTGGGCTTGCGCTCTGAGAGCTTGCCCTCCAGAATGTGGTCAAACTGCATCTTTTCCAGCTTTGCGGCACTTTCCTTCTGCGCCGCCGCCAGCTTTTCCTTGTAGTCGTCGGCAGTCTTTTTAAGTCCCTCATAGTCCAGCTTGCCGAACTCCTCTATCTGCTTGTTGGCGGCACTGAGCTGACTTTTCACGTCCTCATAGTCCCCATACTTTGCGGAGACCCCGTCGCAGTCCTTCTTGTTTTCGGCAAGTATCTGAGCTGCGTTTTCCTCTGATACTCCGAGTTTTGTAAGAAATTCCTTGGTCATGTTTTTTCCTCCCTAATATAAAATGTTTAACCCCTCGATTTCGAGGGGGTTATGTTTTGGTGGAGCCAACAAAACGTGATTGGCATAAAAATAGCGCCTTGCAGTCAACTGCAAAACGCTTGTGTGAGTATAAAAAATCACCCTACTTGTGTAAGGTGATTAGTCGATAAATTCGATTTCTTCAACATCTTCTTGAAGAAATTTATATCCTCCAACACCTATTGCCCAGCAGGCAACTTCATTTGAATCCTCGTCTTCGTGATATCCCATACAGATCCCCTCATATACAGTTCCGTCAGTTGTGGTCACTCTGACCTTCTTTTTTTTATAAAAAGCATCGGCATCATCAACTGCTTTACTCCATTTTTCAAAACTTATCACTTGATTATCACCTCATTAAAACAGGAAAAATGTGCGCACCTTTGTTTTCATCATATTTGATCTGAACTCTGTTAGTAGCCTCATATTTACCTGTTTTTTTATTGTAAGTACGACCGGCTTCAAATGGCAAAGTAATAAACTCATCGGGATACTTGTTATTGCCTCGGAATTCATAATGATCACCCGTTCCCGCATACCTGTTTATTAAATCCTGCGGGTCAAGACCCTTTGCAAGTATGCTTCTGGGGGTTACTTTTCCGCCTGACTGCACAGCTTGCTTGACCTGATTTTTCCAAACCTTGCCGTTTACGTGCTTGGACTGATTTTTGGTATCCACGGAAGTATTGACACTGCCGCTTGCAAGAGCATTTCGGAAGCTGTTGACCTTTAAGCCTATTGTAGCATCTCCATTGCCTAAAGTCAACATTTTTTTGTATTCGGCTGCACTTCTGCTCGCCTGACTGTGACCAAATCCCCCGACCTGGGTCCTCTCGTTCCTCAAAGAAAGCCCCGCAGCCTTGGAAAATCTTCCGTACTCCTCTTTCTGCCTCCTGAGCAGCACCGATTTTTCGGTAAATCTGTCCTTGTCTCCCGTGGCATCGGCGGCAATGATCTCACGCTTTGTCTTTCGCATGGAGCGCTCCATGTACCTCTGCCGCTGAGTGGCTTCATAGCAGGTGTAGGTCCTGCCGTTGTACTCAAATGGCGGCGGGTCGATGTTTTTAAGCTCCTCTTCCGTATAACTTGGTTCGGAAATGCCCTCTATAACAGGGTAAAAGTCATGTCGGCAGTTGGCGCCTTTAAGACCTGTCACCGTTCCGTAGCCCGTCACAGCCTTTAGAGAGGGATATTTCTTTGATTTCCCCGAAAGGGAATACCACTTGCCCTGCCACTGGGCGTGGTCGGGTCTTGCACCTGCGTGAGCATCGACCTCCACAATGTCCGTGCCAAGCTCCGCCGCATTGTGTTCCGAGACCTTGCCCGTCATTTGCGAAAGCCCCGTAAGAACAGCCCTGCGGGCAGCCACATCAGCGTGACACCTTACCCCCGAAGCATAATCCACAAACTGCAAACCGCCCTCTGTGAGCCGCCTCGTGGCGTTCCTGACCGCCGTGTTGTGATCTACAGCACCCGTCATCACCTGCATATACGCATAGTCGAGACAGTCCCTGTAAGCCTCCGCCGCATCGTGAAACCGCACCTGACCGTTTGACCCACGGTAGGAAAATCCCATGGATTGCGTAAAGTTTCGCAATTCTCCCTTGGTCTGGTTCACGCCGGCAGTTACCGCCTGCTGAAAGAAGTCATTGTATTCATAAGGCGTGTAGCCGACATTCGCCTGCGCATATGCTTTTTTATAAAACTCGTCGGAAGTCTGGGCAGCGTCAAAGAACAAACGGTCAACAGCCTCATCGGAAAGCTCCGAATATTCGGATATCTTCTGCTTGATGTACTCCGTTCCCGCACCCAGCTCACGAAGCCGCAGCACCTGATGCTCCGCACTGTCGGTAAGATATCCAGCCTTTGCTATCCTGCGGCATATGTCGGCGATGATATCCTCCTCAAGCCTGAGAAAAAGCTCCTCCAGTTCCGCAGGCGCTCCCTGCAAATAGTCGGGAGTAAGCATTATTCAAAGCTTTCGGGGAGCATTGCCGCCGCCTGCTCCTCCGTCTCGCCGTAGCGCTTCATGCGGTATTCCACAGGAGACATGATCCCCGCAGAGACTTCCTGGAGCCATATCTTCTGCTCGGTCTCGCTGTCGGTAACAAGGCTGTCGTCAAAGTCGAATGACTGCTCGCACGCCCCTCTGGGGGCAAGCTCATGAATGTCGCAGAGCATATCAAGTACCTGCACAAACTCCGTGAGAGCCTTTCTGACGTTCGCCTGAATGGCTGATACTGTGGCATATGACCGCTGCTTGGAAGCCTTTATTTCTGTGGCAGTCTTGTCCGTGTCCTGCACCTCGGAGAGGGTACCGAAAGCAAGTCCGCACTGCCGTTCTATCTGCCGAAGAAGATTGTTGAGCCCGTTCCTCTGAGCCTCTTCACGTATCTGAGGGCTGAACACATTGAACGCCTGGTCTTGGTTAAAGTCCAGCGTCTTTATCAGCCGCCTGTTGAATTTGGGAGCCGTCTCCGTGCCGTCATTGCCACGCTGTACCGCCGTCACATCGGCATATACCGCCAGCTCCGAGCCTTCAAACTCCCATATGCCTCTTGTGAACTGCATATCCGCTTCCTCGATAGTGGAGATCGCCGCATTGAACACCGAAACCCCCAGCGGGGAACGCCTATCGATGATGTTCGCCCCGGGCATTTTCATATATACAAACAGCGGCCGCTTTATCCCAGAGAACGTTGCCGACGGAGCAATGTCCGCCCATTCAGCAACCGCCCCGAGAGCTATCTCCCGCCCTATCTGCGCCGAGCTGTCGGACACATACGCCTTGTTTACCACTGTGTAATTCGTACCCGAAAGGGAGTGCTTTTCAAGGCGGGTGAAATATCGTCCCTTGCGGACTATCCTGTCAGCGAAAACGCATTCGGTAATGTTGTCGCCGTCATAGCCCGATACCGCCGCAGCGTCCGCCTGAATGATGTCGGTGTATATCTTTCCGCCCGATACATAGGGCTTGAGAAATACCCCGCCCAGAGCACAGGCGTATTCCACCCACACGGGAGACATCGCCACCACATGACTGTACGCATCGGAAAGATGATCCGCCCTCGGCGAGCCAGTCAGCTCCGAGTTAAGCTCCAGCGTGACCAGCCTTGCCATTTCATGGGCCACAGAGTAGGGGAGATTAAGGCAGCGCACATTGCTGTCAGCCACAGCCCACGGCGGCGTGCAGCGGTAGCATTCCGCCCACAGCCTTACCGCCTCGGTCATGTCCTTGTCAGCTGGCAGGGTCTGCATTTTTGCAGCCAGATCATTAGTGTCAAACAATTTGCATATCGCTCCTTTCAGCCAAGATAAAATGCTCATTTTCCGCTTCTCCTCCAAATCTGCGATGTGGCGTACCGCACAGCGTCAATGCTGTGATTGTTCCTGTCGGGATATCCCGATAAGATCTCGCCGTCCTTGCTGCGCTCGTATTCGTACTCCAGAAATTCCGCCGCAGTCTCGGGGCAGCGTTCGTTGTCAATGACTATTTCACGTAGGGACTGCAGCCACTTCATGGAATAATCCACCGACCCGGGGCCCTTTTCAGCCGCCCTGGCAAGCAGACCAAAGGAGCGGTAATCCGCAACGGACTTCTGCTCCGCACTGTCGCACATGAGCATATCGTTTGCCGTTAAGCCACGCTTTTTCAGCTCGGCAGCAGTCTCCGCATTGCCCTTTTTGTTGCACCTGTATTCATCGTAAATGATGAGCGTGTGCTGCGCCGCCAGATAAGCGCACCTGACATACGCAAAGGGATCAGGATACCAGCCCCAGTCAACGCCGTGAAGAATCGTTCCAAAGGTCTTGATGTCCTCGTCAGTGACCTTGCGTGTGACCACATTGTCGAACACGTTCCCGCCCGTGCCGTTGGCAGCGCCCAGATATTCGTTTTCATACGCCGTGGGATTGGTCTCTTTCAGATATTCCGCATCATCGAGGAACGGCTTGCCCAGCCACTTTTTCGGCACCGTCAGATAATTGCTTTCGGTAACGAGCCTGTCCGCCCTCGGCGCTTTGATGTACTTGTTTGCCCAGTTCTGAGCCGATCTCGGGGGATTAAAAGACTTGAACTTGTAAGCCCTGTCTCCGCCTCTGATGACCGACTGTTCTATCTTTCGGACAGCCTCGGGACCCGAGAACTGGTCAAGCTCCTCAAACCACAGAATGCCGATGAACCCGAAGGGGACTTTTATGGACTTGATCTTGTTCTCATCGTCCGCCCCTCGGAAGTATATCTTCTGTCCCGTCTTTGTTTTGGTTATCTCCAGCGGCGACTTTGTGGCAGCATATTCATCGTCAAGACCGAGAGAAGATATCGCCCACAGCATCTGATTATACACCGAATCTTTCAGTGTGTTGCCCACCTGACGGAGAATGCAGGCGTGCATATCCTCGTTTTTCTCCAGCAGGTCGATGATTTGCAGAGAAATGAAGCTTGATTTTGTCGAGCCTCTTCCTCCAGGAAATACGAACTCCGAATATTCTCCGTCTGTAATGTCGAACACTACAGAAGCAAATGACGGAGCAATAAGATTTGCAGGAATGCCGTTATAAGCTGTTCCGCTTTCGGGAGCAGGCGGGAAAGCCTTTTCTCGTTCAAGCTTCAGCCATTCATTGTCGTACCTGATCCTGTGCCGCATCATATCGTCGTCACGGATAATGCTCCGCAGCTCCTTTACAGCAGCCACATCGCCCATTTTAGCCTGTTTGAGCAGCGCCGCATTGACCGCAAGCATATTCGTGACCTCGTCCTCGCTCAGCTCATCGAAGTTCACGCCCATATCAGAAAGGAGCTGGTAGTCCGCCACCTGAGAAGCAGGCAGCGACAACAGCAGCTCCATACATTTTTTCATATCACGCTTTTTCCGCCTTGCTTCACCCGAGGCCTTGCCGCCTTTGGAGCCGTTTTCTCGAGCTTCACTCGAGCTTGGCACTATCAGATTTTTTTCATTCACGGGTCACCACCTGCTTGGTTTGGAGTATAAAAAATCCGCCTGCAGTTTGGCAAGCGGAAAGAAAATTAGAATTTGTATAGTATGCTGAACCTTTTTAAAAGTATCAGCAGATTCATTATTAAATGAAGGAAAAAGAAATAAACGATTATGCTTATTATTGTTTGCCCTGAGATAATGTAATTATCGAATTCCCAAATAAGATATTGGTTTTGATCATCTGATATTATAAATTTAGCGGTACAAAAAATAATAGAAACAGTTGACATTACAATCTCATATGCTGATATTTTTTTTGAATCATCAATGGCTTTATAAATAGCTTCTTGATAGTCTTCAATTTCATTTGCAGTATGCGATCCATCAGACTTGTGTTTCTGAATCAGTTTTTCACAATCAAGAGAAGATAACCATGAGGAAAATCCCGTAAATATTGCAATAAAAATAGAAATCACTACCATAACACGATCAATAGTATCATTATCTATCGGATTTGATAATGAGATAGTTATTGACAAAAGGAGCGGAAAAATAATTACAGATGAAACCAGTTCCTTTTCATTTATAAATTCTGTGTATTGCTTAAAAATAGCAGTTAGGCTGTAGAAACGTGTTTGCTCGGGTTTAAATATTTTCATGCGCACTAGCAATAAAGCAATTACTATTATTAAAAAATCTTCAGCCGGCTGGTGTAAGTTCTGAAAAAAGGTCATCATTTTTTACATTACCTTTAAAATTATTTACTTTAATGTTTTGACGGTCTTCTTTTTCAATATTATCACAACTTATATCAAAGAATTTTAAGTATGGCATTGCATGATTGATCATAGCATTGAATAGACTTGATTCGGTTGGATGACTGCTATCTGCTTTCAAGTCTATTTCATTTGATATGTCTTCAGAGATACGAACGCTGCTCATTCGACTAAAATTTAACGTTTGACCTTTAAAATCCACCTTGATGTTATCAATTTCTTCACTATCAGAATTGATACCGATGAAATCTGAGATTTCTATGATGCTGTTTTGGGGATCTGGTTTTGAAAACAGATTTTTTAATTTATCTGTGATAGTAGGTTTGGGAGTAAAATATATATGTTCAGTTTTTTCTGATATTGGTTCATGATATTCCTCATTCATAATTGCATCTGCTTCATCGAATGAATAATTTTCCTTTTTTTGTAGTGTTGTCACATGGAGTTTATATATGGATTTTTCGTCAAATATTACGCTGAAATAATTGGCAGGAATAAAAGGGTTAATTTTATATGACATGCTGGGATCCGATTCTCTAAGTGCATCGCTAATTATTATTTTCAACTGTCCAACAATGGATTTGTTACCTAAATATTGAGCTATAACAAGAGCTCGTTTGGATTTTTTGTTGTATATAATTGAAAATCCATATGGCTTTGCTAATGCTTTATTTGCTCCAAAGGGTTCCGGTTCAGAATTGGTATGGTCTTTATCAACTGCTTCTCCGTCCTCTCCGAAAGGCCCTGTATATATTATAGAGTTAATACGGTAAAAATTATGGACTCCATCTATTACGGACTCGTATTTTTCCAGATATTTAACCCTATAAACGCGTTTTTCTTTTTCCTGAACCTGATATTTCTCAATGCCATTCAAATAACCGTATAAGCAATCGCATAAGTTTATTTCGCTTGGAGGTATTTGCTTGTCTTGGGGTTTCTTTTTATTTGGATCAAGTTCTGTTTTAAAAAGATAAAGATTGAAAAAACATATGCTGATTTTTGCCATATATGTTACACCTCACGTAAAATATTTTCTACATAATACCACAAAAATAATCATATGTCAACAAAATTTGGAAACCAATTTAAAAAATGCTAAAAATGAAGAAAAATCAGCAAAGAATATCGCCTGACGGCCGTGAGGTGCCGAGCAGACGATTTTACATTCTTTGCATGATATAATAATACATCAGAAAATTGCCCCATACCCGCACCAATTTAAAGAATTTCTCCAAGCTCGGATGCAAGAGTTATCAGAAAATCGTGGCGTATTGTCTGACCTGTGCGCTCGCAGTTCAGTGTATCACAATATATCATAGGGGTGCTTCCGCAGACATTCTGCATAATAAAGCGCTGCTCGTGATCCGGAAATACCGCAAGTGCTCTGTCAACAGCAGCAACCCTCTTTCGCAGCAGAGCGGTATGCTTTTCAATCTGCTCCGTTACAGACTGAACGGGCTTGGATATCCCGCTGCCATGTACAGTGCAGTCAGGCGTGCTGTATATCCTGTCAAATTCGATGGACTTTATTCGGCGCTTGTTATCCTCATAACTGCGTGCCACGGAAAGCACACGCTTGTAAACCTCTTTGTCAAGATATTTTGGTATGTATGTCCTCATTGTTTGTCGCTCCTTTTAATTTTGTATTCATTCTCTCCCTCAGCCCCGTATCTCCCGTGAGCAGTCCCACTATTCTTACCGCCTTGTCGGCGATATCGTAAATATCGTCGGACTTTTCAAGCTCGCTCCTGAGAGTGCCCGCCTGCTTAATGTTGTACTGATACTGCGCATACATCAGGGTGTATCTCTTGTGCTTCTCAATGTCCTGCATATATTCGGAATACGCTATCCGCTTCATACGTTCAGCAAATTCCTTTGGCATACCGCCGAATTTGAATTTTTCGTAAAGCCTTCGCAGGCGGTCAAGGTAGCGGTACTCGGGAGCGGGAAGGCTATCGAGATTTATGCTGCCGTCATAAGCCTGCCGCTCAAGTTTTTTTAATTCCTGCTCGGTCAATTATATATCACTTCTTTCTCTTTGGTGGAGGGGGTGGAGGGTTTGGAGCGTATTTTAAAACTTTTATATTATACTATATAATTTATAAAATACTTTTTTATTTTAGGGTTAAACCCTCCACCCTATCCACCCGGATATATTTTGTTAATAATTTACGGTAAATCTGCTTTGAGGGATTTCACTGATATTTATGCCTCTGTACATATTGGCACTCTTGGCTTTTATCTTCGGAAACCTCTTCGACATCTCCATACCAAACTTCGTGCTGCTCATGCGGTATTCACAGTAATCCTCGCACCATTGGGAATAAACAGCAAACAGCTTGTTGGCACTTACACTCTCACCCTCTCCGATAATGCAGCAGGCATCAATGAATGTTGATATCACATCCATTTCACGGCGGTATTCATTTACCGAGTTAAGCACAGCCGCAGGCATTCCCAACCCCTCACGCTGCCACAGCATACAGCCGTCAACGCACCACCTGAGTATTGCGGGCAGCTCTGATTTAAGCTTATAGGGCAGCCTGCGGTCAACCTTTTCCTCGGGTATCTGCACGGTAAACGGTATCAGATGAATACGCCGCCATATACCCGTATCAGTGCCACGTATAACAGGCTTGTGATTTGTCGCCATCCAGAGCTTGAACTCGGGCTTGAACTCAAATTCATCACTGTACAGCTTACGGGCGGTGACAACATCATCACCTGTAAGCTGTTTGAGAAGTCCTTCGTTTATCCTCATGCCCTCGTTTGGTTCAACAGATGTAACGAGCCTTGCGCCTTTAAGACGTGCGATATCGCTGTTTGCACCGCTGCTTCCGCCGCTTCTGACCATAATGGTCTCCGGCTGAATGTTGGTGATATATCCTCCGAATACATCACGCAGCACTTCAAGAAAAGTGGATTTGCCGTTTCGCCCTGTGCCGTAAAGGAAGAACACACACTGCTCCGCCGTGCTTCCTGTCAGGCAGTAGCCAACAGCCTTTTGTATGTAGCGTATAAGCTCTCTGTCGCCGCTGAAAATGTCATTGAGAAATGATATCCATTGTGGACAGTCGGCGTGGTCGGTGTATTCTGCCGAAAGTATCTTCGTGATATATTTTTCCGGGTCATGGGGGAGAAGCTTTCCCGTTTTCAGATCTATCATGCCGTTGGGAGCGTTGACGATAGTTTTGTATCTGTCGAGAGATGACGGAAGTATCGGCACATGATGCTGCAGCTCTTCCACCATATTTTTCTTGGACTTTCTGCTGCGTGATGTTTTCATATGCTTTTCAAATGCCTTTGTGATGTCATCATCGGGACCGTTTTCCGCAACGTAATAGGTGTATTCCTTTTTCATGTCATCAATGGCACTGTCTGCAATGCGGTAAATGGTGCCTGTATCATCATAGCACCATCGGCGCTCATCGTAATACATCCACCTGCGTTCAACGTGATTATATCGTATCTTCCCGCCAAATTTATCCATGATGCGCAGGGCGTTGCCCATATCGTCCATGGTGTGCAGAACAGGCTTTTCGGTGCCGCTGTTTATGGATATGGAGTAACCGTCAGAACCACCTTTGGGGTTGTACACTTCACGGGTACTCTCCACAGCTTTTAGAATAGTGAGCTTTCCGTATGTGCTGCCTGACTGCCTGCGGTCCCATTTGTCACGCATAAGACCCGATGCACGGAAAGCTTCATCTATCTTGTCGGGGTCAGCTCCCAGCCAGAATGAAAGCATATTGCACAGTGACAGGTCAGCCTCCGACTGGGATTTGAAATAATTTTCAAACCGTCCTGCGTAAAGGTCGGAGAACATGGCTCCCTGCTTTGAGCGCCTTGCCGCTTCCAGCGCCTCCGATACGGAAAGGGAGCAGGGAGCGGAAGATATCTCCCGCCTCTGCTGCGGCTCACGTCCGCCGCCGATGTATTTTTCATGCAGCCCCTTTATTGCCTCGGTGCCGTCGGTTATCTCCGCATATTCGGCGCAGATGTTCCCCGTCATCACAAAGAAGCGGCCGCTTTCATACATCTCAACGCCGTTTTTGTCCGAACGTCTGCCGCCTTTGGGAAGGGAGCCTTTGCAGATGATGTGAATGCCTGTGCCTGACTGGGACTTTTCCGTGTATGACTGCAGTGTGTGGATAAATTCGCCGATGATGTTGTTGTCATCGCCGCCCTCAAAGGCTTTCAGTGCATCTGTCTTGCCGTCAAGGTCAACGCCGAAATATCCGGAATTGTTGAAGATAAATCCTATTCCCGAAAATCGGCAGGAGCAGCTGACAGCTGTGTCAAAGTCGCTCCACGTCTCGGGATTGTTGCTCTGGGCCTGTCCGCCTGTATAGGGGTTTATGGGTATCTTGCTGATATGGTCGGGACGGTCGGGCTTGGGGTCGGGGACAGCCTTCCAACACACCCAGTTTTTCAGTATTTTTATCTCTTCGGGTATGTATTCATACATTTCCCCTCACCTCCCGATTTCAGAATGGCAGATCACTGTCGCTGATGACCTCTTCAAAATCGCTCAGATCTGCCGCTGTTGCTGTGGGTACCGTAGGAACTGCAGCCGAAGCGAACTGCTGCTGAGGCTTCTGAGCGTAAGCCTGATTATTGGCAGCTGGAGCAGCTTCCTTGTAAACGTGCTTGCAGTCGGGATATTTTGTTTCATTGACATACTTCACACGCTCGCTCGTTTTTTCTTTATAGGTGTTGTGCTCAATGGTCACACGGACAGGCTTGCCGATAAGGTCTTTACCCATTTCATTAAGCCCTGGATATGATTTTCCGGCAGGGAGCTGTGCGGCCTTGGCAAGTGCCATTATCTGCGCAAACGAAAATCCGTCCACCTGCATATCAGCCTCGGAAGGCTCCTTCTTCTTCCACAAAGAATGAAAGATGTACCTGTTTGAGAATTTCTGAGAAACATCATTTCTGATAACAAGTCGTACATCAAAATAGGGTGTACCGTTAGCTGTGGAATTAAGTGCGGCTGTTCTGACAACGCACTCATATTCGCCCTCAGGAATAAGGTCTGAGCCTGTTCCCACATTATCGTAGTTTGTTGTAAAATTCATTTATATTCCTCCAATACAAGTTTGATTGCTTCCTCTTCACTGTGACATATTCCTGCTATCGCCCCGTTATTTCTCATCGCTTTCAGGAATTTTTTCTGTTCCTTCGATGCCCTGCCACCTGGCTTTTTTACCTCGATGAATATCGCTTTCCCGTCGGAGCGGCGCACGCCGAATAAGTCCGAAAAGCCCTGCGGAAGTCCTGTGCTGAAAAATCTGCCGTCCTGAGTATATCCGCAGCCTACGTTGCAGCGAAACATTATCGCATACGGGGAAAGAGCGGCACGGATATTTGTTTGTATTTCATGCTCCGTCATGCAGCATACCTCTTTTCTTTGCCTGATAATAAGCCCACCCGGGCTTGTAGCCATGCTTGTTTGCGTATAAAAGCAGCTCATTGTAGCTTTTACAGCTGTCGGGGTCGGAATAGTCGATGCGGAAGCCCTCTATCTTAGACAGCTCAGCTTCCTTTTTTTCTATTTCTTTGCGTTCCTTTACGGGGATATCAGCGCCGCAGTATGGGCATTTACGGACAATTTCTCCGTTTTCGTCTCTTGTATGAAAAGTGAGAAAGCATTCGGGGCACTGGGTAACAGCGTTTTCGGCAGGCTGGCTTTTTTCACCCTTTTTGCGTTTTGGCTTTTTATCCAGGGTCCATTCCCTGTCATCGTCAGGCAGACCGTGACGGGCGTAATTTCCCACGTGGTCGATTATCACTGCACGCTTATCGGGACGGTATCTCATGCACCTCATAGCCTGCTGAATATACAGAGTAAGCGACTGTGTAGGACGGAGAAGAATTGCGCATTCGCAGTCGGGAACGTCGAAGCCCTCGGATATCAGATCAACGTTGCAGAGAATATCCAGTGCACCGTCCTTGAATTTTCTGACTATCTCATCACGTTCGGCCTTTGGGGTGCTGCCGTCAATATGTTCAGCTTCAATGCCTGCGGAGCAGAACGCCGCAGCCGTTTCTATGGAGTGCCGTATTGACGTACAGTAGCATATTGCCTGTTTGCCGTCCGCAAGCTTCCTGTAATACTCGATGACGTTCCCGAACACAGCTTTTTTTAGCATCAGCTTTTCGACCGATGAAGCGTCAAACTCACCTCTGCTTATTTTGGCTTCTGATAGGTCAACCAGTGACGGAGCATAATAATCATAAGGCGCAAGGCAGTGATTTTCGATAAGCCATTTTGCCGAAACTCCGATTATGAGCCTGTCGTTAACATCACCCAGTCCGTCACCGTTGAGCCTTACGGGAGTTGCGGTGACACCGACACGGCGGCATTCGGGGAAATATTCGTATATCTTGCGATATGTACCCGCAAGGCAGTGGTGATTTTCATCGGTGATTATGAGCTGCGGCTTCGGAAGCCTGTCCAGTCTGCGGGCGGCGGTCTGGACCATCATAATGTCACACAGCCGCATATTCACGCCCCACCATGTAAAGGTGCTGCGTATCTGGTCACACAGCTCACGGCGGTGAACAAGAAACAGTACACGATTGCCCTTTGCCGTGGTCTGCCTGGCAATGTCGGCAATTATGACAGACTTTCCGCCGCCGCAGGGGAGGACTATGCAGGGAGAGCGGCAGCCCTCTCTGTAAGCCTGCCGCACTTTGTTTTCAAGGTCAACCTGATACGGGCGCAGCGGCATTGCTTACAGCTCCTTTCTTCGCTGCGGCAACCCGCTTTTTCACGCAGTCCAGGCAAAGGGTCTTGCCGTAAGCCTTGCGTGAGCCTGCTATGATCTCTTCTGCCGTCCTGGTGCTTGATGCTATAACAGTACTGCCGCACTCATCGCACTTTTCGCCGTCAGTCATTCCGTAGAAGCTGCGGATAGATGTATCAACAAATTTCAGGTCGTTGTCAATGACTGTGCGGAACATTCCCATAGGCGACTTGGCAGGTGTAAGACCGTCAGACTGCGTGATGAAGTAATGTGTGTTTTCCTTTACCTCACAAATAAGAACAGTTTCAAACAGTCCCTCAACCGTAAGCTGATTATCGAGCATCTTGCCCACTGTCTTTACTTTGATATGTCCGTCATCGCAGCGCTCGGTGTGGTGCAGAAGATACACTATAGTATCCGCAGGAAGCTCACGGCTTATTGTGTCAATAAGGCTGCGGAAATTGACGGCGATATCTGTAAATTTGTTATAGCCCGTTTCTTTGACACGGGAGAACATCTCAAACGCCATAAGATATTGACTGTCATCAATGGCAAAGGACTTGAAGCCGCCTTTTTTAAGCCCTTCTTTTATGCTGTCATAGGTGGAGTTAAGCTCTACCTCTATTCTGGATCTAAAGGGCAGGCGCTTGCCCGCCACCGAGAAAATCTTGATCTCTCCGGGTACAAAATTACGCAGACTGCAGGTCTTTCCGCTGCCGCTTTCCCCGAGAATAAGAACAGGAATACCCATAATATGCAACTCCTTTACTTTATAATAAGACTTCTGCTGCGTGTCAGGCGCACACCCGGAATGTTCTCCGCCCCCTGCTGGAGCTCCTTTTTGAGCGGCGTTTTTCTAATGGAAGGCAGCTCATATTTCAGCAGATCATCGTGGTCATGGCTCTGCGCCCAGTTGATAAATTCAATGTCGTTCACTACTTCCACGCTTTCGGCATTGTATCTCAGCATAAGGTTTGCCTTCACGGTGTCGAGCTTCTTTATGCCCATATCGTCCATGCACTTCATAAGATACTCTTTCAGGCGCTCTGCCTGTTTTTCACGGGAGGCTATCCTTGCGGAAAGCTTCTGGCGCTCGGCTCTCATGGCTTCGGCCTCTGCGGAAATATCCTTGATGAACACCGCAATGTTTTCAGCCTTGGCACCGAACTCCTCCTCAATGCCTGTGAGAGTGTCGAACCACGCCTCGACCATATCCGCTCTGGCAGCATCGGGGTCGGGAATGACCGTGCCTTCATCATCAATGCACCTGCCCTGCTCGTCCTTTTCAAATTCAAAGCTGCTGATAGCGTCATAGTTTTCAAACAGCTCTCTGAATGTGCCGCTTATTTCGTAAAGTTTCATATTCTTATTACCTGCGCTTTCTGTATGATTTTTTTCAGATAAGGGTCGTTTTCCACAGCTTTTATGAGAGCCGTAAAATCGTCCATGGTCATCTTGATAAGAAAAGGCTTTATGCTGCTCTCTGCCTTTGGAGCGTTCAGCTGAGCCTCTGCCGCCTCTGCACGGTCAAGAGCAGCGTTGCGCTGATTTCTCATGTCCGCAAGGTCACGGTCAGCCTCGTCACGGAAATTTTCAAAGTCAAGATTTAGCCTGCGGAGGGTCTCGCTGAATTTCCTTTCAGCTTCCGGGTCGGTCTGAACCGCCACATCACGGGGCTGGGATTCAAGGGATTTTATACGCTGTTCGAGCTCGGTATTGCGTTCACACTCTTTGCTGAGCTTTTTAATCTCCGCCTTAGCGTCCGAAAGCTCATGTTCCGCATTATCTGCACGGTTCATAGCATTTACTCTGTCCCTGCGTAATGACTGATTTTCGTCATGTAATGAATGATTTTCGTCAAGCGCTTTGCTGTACCGCTGCATCTGAGCTTCCAGCTGCTTTTTGAGCTCAATATATTCCTTGTGGGTGGTGATATCGCCCGACTTAACCTGTTCCACAAGCTCAGCAGGAGCGGAAGGACGGGCGGCTTCGTAAAGTAATTTGATATTTCCGTCGGTAAGCTTGTTAAGATTCATCTGTTCTTCGACAGTAGAATTGCCGAACAGTTCGGCAATTCTCACAAGATTGTTCCCGGTATCTCTGCTGATACCAACGCTCTCACACCAAGCACCAAACTTACCATTACCGCAATTTGCAAGCAGGCCGTGAGCATATGCAACCTTTTTTGCCATTGTAAATATGTACTCTTTTCTGACATTGGAAATCTCGGCAGTAACATTTTCAAGCTTTGCTGCTGTGTCCGCATCAAGCTCAGAGTAATCGAACGTGTTCTGAGCAGGTGCGGCAGTTTCGGCAGGCGCAGCAGGAATTTGCTTGTCTCCCATAACGCAGTAATCATCGGGAGTGTCGGGATAATTGCAGCAGCCGTTGTCGTCATACCCGCAGTTGTTGCAGGGGAGATTTGATTTATCGTCTTTGTGTTTACGATAATAAAGGCAATCTTCGTAATTATGACAATGGGATGCAAGAAATTCTGTGAGCTTATCGAATTCACAAAAGCTGCTCTCGCAGTAGTCACATTTAAAATCAATACCGCCCAAAGACATATAATGTAAGGTTTTGCCGGTCTGCCAGAACGGGCACTCAATCTCACTTTCGTCAAAGGTGTTGTAGAACAATTCAAGCTTGTTTTTATCGGAAGATACTTCCTCGTCATCGTCTTTTCGAAAAATTTCAGCGGGAAATTTTCTGATAAATGCTGTCACATTTGACCACGAAAGCTGAAGCTTTGTATCACCGCTATTGTTTATTACATGATCGAATGTAACAAGCATACAGCTTGACATAGCTGTAAATCTGTTACTGCCATGAAAGCGCTTACCGTGATTATCTCTGAGGTAATCCTTTAAAGGCACAGGTGATATTTCTGCCGCAAGCTCTGCAACCTTGTCTTCCTCGCCGTGTATCATGCTTTTGATTGCAGCAACAATGTCCCCATGAAACTGTGTCATACTCGCATCGTATTTCACTGTCAATCCTCCTTGATTTCAAATTCAATCGGCATGCTGACCTTCTGAACAGCTGACCGCTCTTTATCTACCGAGCCGATAATAGTATCGCAATACTGCTTGTCCTCGTCGTCAAGGCTTGAATAAATCAGCTCCGCCTGGATCTTGAACGCAGCAGCTACAATATGACGTGTAAGCTCCGTCATGCCGTATCTTTGACCCATATCCATAAGCAGCTCACGCATATAGTCCTCGACTATTCGATTGATGTCCGCTTTGTTAAAAGCAACCGCCCTTGCAAGCTTCTTTGTTATCTCGATAGGAGTAGTCATATTGTCTCACCTCCCAGAAAATTCTTTATTTCAGCTATCTGAGCTTTCCACTCGTCAATAACCGCCTGTTCTGCGGCAATTTCCCCGTTAAGATAGTCAATCTTATCCTGACAAGCCTCCCTAACCGCAAGGGGAATGGTCTTGACATTTTCCTCGGAAGGTGTTACAATATCAGCAGGAATGTTAGGTATATTTTCCTGCTCAGAGCCTGATTCGGTTGCCGCCGTTTCAGGCTCTTCTTTTATCCTGTCAGCCATATACGCTCCCATGTCGGTATCACCTGTGACCTCATAGCATGGGGTATCATTGCCGTAAGCTCGTTCGAGCTCTTCATCGGTGATAGGTGCAAATGCTGCATCTCCGTGCTCGTTGTAGTCACGCACAATGCTGTACACAGTGCTCTTGACCGTATCATGCTTTTTGGCTATCTGCGCCATAGTAGCGCCCGAACGATATTCTGTAACGATGCTGCGCTTTTCCTCAGCATCAAATCTGCTTTTCCTTGCCATTTCATTATCCTCCTTGTTATCCGTGGGAATGTCCCACCCTTTTTCACGAATAGATGTTATCAGATTAACGACCGTATCGGGCATTACATCGTGGCTATTGTATTTCAGATCTGTCACATCTCCGAGAGCAAGGTGAAGCTTCTTAGCAATTTCTCTCGGGGTTTTGCCCTCTTTCAGCATCTGATAAACCATCTTCTCATTCGCCGACAGCGACCGCACCGCAGGCGCATCAATAGCTATCCGCATATCATCACCTCTGTATGGGGCACTCGGTGATAGACAGTATCTGCGAAGCACCTACATACTTCCTTGCACATTCAGATGCACCCTCAAAGTTGTGCGCCTGTATGCGGCAGCTGTACTTCCTGCCCTCATAGGCGTATCTAAGGATATACCATTTCATTTTTACACCTCCCTGCAAACATCTGTGATAACCGCCTCGACCAGATCGTCAAGACTGTTTTCAGCGAAAATCCTGTCCTTTGCCTTAGCTTCGGCAGCTTCTCTTGACCCAGCCGATACGCTGTACACATCGTTGAATGAGCCGCCCTTGAACCTGAGGTGGACATATACGTTGTATGTGCTCATTACTTTACACCTGCCTTTTCCTTAGCTGCCTCGAGCAGCTTCTTGTCGATGATACGCTTGAGACATTTTGCCATAATCTCAGGGCTTGGTTCGTTTACGAGTATGATCCTGCGTCCGCTTTCGGACATCATTTCTCTGATGATGGGCTTTGTGGTTTCATTCATATTTATTTCTCCTTCTTATAATATTTAGACGTGTTAATATTTTATAAATTGTGCAGGTTGACAAACAACTCCCAAAGTTTTTCGTAAATACCATATATAGCTATTTTATTGACAATAATTACTATATGTAGTATAATTAGGCTATAAACTAATATGAAGGGAGGAATGTTCATGTCAAACACTAAGCAGACAAGTGCGTCTGTCGCTTCAAAAGCATCGACTATTCTCAGAGATGGTCGATACAGCAAGACTTCTAAGTCAGTTGCCGGAAGCGCTCTTTCTCAGACCAAGACATCTTCTAAGAGCAGCAAGAAGTAAGCTTGGCAATATTTAGTTTTCTTTGGCGGAGTGCGAATGTACTTCGCCGCTTTTTTTGAACAGTACCTGTACCGGAACATCTGAAAAGTATTTTTCATGTATTGCAAGAGCTTCATCAAGTGTGAAGCCTGAACGCCCCGTCAGTTTTTTGCTCAGGTAGTCAGCGCTGATCCCAACTGCTTTCGCTATGTCTTTCTTCTTTATTTGCCTGCAGGCAATTTCTACTTCCAGTGCCGGATAAGCGGGTTTAACGGTTCTGTATGGCAACTTCTCCTCATCTCCTTCCTGTCCTGAAATTAGGACAGATAATGTGATAAAATATAATCACGGAAGATTATTTTTCATCAACTCTGTAAATTCGATTACTTTGTACATCTTTCTCACCTCCTTGACAACCCACCTCTTACGCTGTATAATGATGACAATTTACAGTGAAAGAAGGTGAAAATATGACGTTTATTGAATGGATATCCCGCCACAACGGTAAAGATACACCCTTGGGCGATTTTGCCTATGATATCACACGTGACAAAGGTTTTCCCACAACCAATTCACGAAAAGATATCTTAGAACATTTACAGAATGTCCACGCTTGTGATGAAGCAATTCAGACATTCAAGACTGCTTGGAACTCGTATCAGGCGTATCAGAAGAAGCATCAGTAAGAACTCCCACAGTGAACTCATCTGAATAAGGCTTTCTTACCACTCGCTGATTTTGTAAAAGCACTACAAGGTCAGCGATTTCTTTTTCTGTGCCTTTGATTGTGATTTCCATTCCTCTCACCTCCTTATTACCTGTCCTGATTTTCACTGCACGGTTGAGTATCTAAATAAGATACTCACAAGGCAAAAAAAATCTTGCATACTTCTGCATCGGAAAGATGATAGCGTGTGCGTATGATAGTTATCTCGGGCTGATTAAACACTGCGCCATTGCGCTCATTTATCTTTGCACTAAGCCTTGTTCGTGATAGGCCGAGAGCCTCAGCAAGATCAATTTGCCTGTCTCCATTGCGAGCCATGGCTGCCATAAGTTCGTTTTTGTTCATTATATATCACCTCTGTATCTTTTTTCGATACATTTACTATATCACACATTTTGGGGCTTGTCAAGTACTTTTGTATCTTTTTTTTAGATTTTTCAGAAAGATACTTGACTTTAGGTTAAATATGTGCTACATTTAAGATACTAAATATAGGAGGAGCGCCTTATGGACGTTGGTAAATATATAAAATCACTCAGAACTGAAAGCGGTATGACACAGGAGCAGCTTGGAGAGCTTGTCGGAGTAAAAAAAGCAGCTGTTCAAAAGTGGGAAAGCGGTATGACGCAGAACCTTAAACGGACAACTATACAGAAGCTGGCTGATATTTTTAACGTAAATCCCGCCGCATTTGTGGGCAATGAGGTTGAACCGTCAATTTATGATAAATATGACAATATCCAGCCAATCAGATCAACAAAGAAATACCCGCTTCTCGGAGATATCGCCTGCGGTCAGCCTCTGTATTGTGAGGAAAGCGGTTTTATTGAGTGCTCCGACGACATAGATGCTGATTTCTGCCTTATCTGCAAAGGCGACAGCATGATAAATGCTCGTATATATGATGGCGATATTGTGTTCATAAAAACAACTCCTACTGTTGAAAATGGACAAATTGCCGCTGTTTCTATAGACAATGAAGCGACATTAAAACGTGTTTACTATTATCCGGAAAAGAATAAGCTTATTCTTAACCCCGAAAACCCTGCATATGAGCCGCTTGTCTATGTTAATGAGGAGTTGAACGATATCCGCATCTTGGGCAAGGCTGTTAAGTTTTTAAGTAATGTAATATAAATAATCATAACTTTATGTTATATATAATTGACATTGCTTTTGCATTGATGTATAATATAGACAAAATAATACTTAGGACGTGATATTATGGCAAAGTGCAGTAAATGCGGGCGAAAAGGACTCTTTTTCAAGGTCAATTCAGAGGGGCTTTGTGCAGACTGTGTTGCTCTTAATAAAATAAACGAAGAGAAGGAGCTCCTTGAAGCACAGATTGGTTATGCCAAGAGTGACCTTTCTGAAATCAGACAAAAAATATCCTCTGAAGGTTCTGAGTTAAAAAAGCTTGAAACTGACCGCCAGAACGTTTATAACACAATAAAGAGGCAGGCAGAAAGTGATGCTATAGCGGCTGTAAAAGCTCAGGTTGATGAACTTGAAAAAGAACGCTGTGATAAAAATGAAATAATTCAAAAGCTTAATGTTGAAATAGAAAAACTCACGTCTGATAGCAATTCAATGACAAAAAAATATGTTAAGATGAAAACATTATTTGAAAGCTATCAGAGTGCAAACAAAAAATACATAAAAGAGGGCGAAACATATCTTGATGAGAGCATCATTAACAGACTTGCCCCAACGGTTGAAATAGATCTGCAATGTATGACTGTAAAGCAGCTGAGGAGTCTTTATAAGCAGAATAAAAAGCTTATTGAAGAATGTCTTGCAAGATATGAGGGAAGATATACTACCAAAACCAATGCGACAATTTATAAGTTGATGACTATTGCTTTGGAGGCGGAACTGCAAAATATCTTATACAGTATAAGTTATGGAAAGCTTGAAAGCTCCATTGATGCAATAAAAACAATGAGTGCAAAATATCTTGCTATTGCTACTGACGGTAATCAAAGCATTGCGTCAACTATAAAGAAATTTATTGGTGAGATTGAGCATTTGTTCATTGAAGCGATTAAAATCGAGTATGAATATTATGTTCAGCGTGAACGAATAAAAGAAGAACAACGAGCTATCCGAGAGCAAATGCGGCAGGAAGCAGAGGAAAGAAAAGCACTCGAACAAGAGCGTAAGCGTATCGAAAAAGAAGAGCAGAAATATCGCAATGAAATTGATAATATTAGAGAGCAGTTAAAAGGTGCTGATGCGGATAAGGCAGAAGTACTTAACAATAGAATTGCAGAACTCGAAGGACAGATTGACCAGATTGAAGATAAGCGTGAACAAATCGCTTCTCTTGAAAACGGCAAGGCAGGCTATGTTTACGTTATCAGCAATATTGGCTCTTTCGGAGATGATGTTTATAAAATCGGTATGACACGTCGTATGGAACCTATGGATCGAGTAAACGAGCTTGGAAGTGCCAGCGTTCCTTTCCCGTTTGATGTTCATGGCTTAATTTTCTCCGACGATGCTGTAAGCCTCGAACATGAATTGCATACTGTGTTTAACAACAAACGTGTAAATAAGGTTAATTTACGAAAAGAGTTTTTCAAGGTTTCGCTTGATGATATTGAAAAGGTCGTCGATGAACGTTGCCCGTCGGCTGAATTTAAGCGTACTGCTTTAGCCGAACAGTATAGGCAAAGCTTGACAATGTCCGAAGCCGCTGAAGAGCTTAATGCCGAAGATTTAGCTGAAATTGTTTGATAAAATATTTTAGAAAGGTGAGGTTTATTATGCCATACGAGGACGAGATATTGAAGGAACTTGAGGAAGGTAAGACCTATCCGGAAAGTGTAATTTTTAATTTCTTATACCACCGCAACGATCATGTGATTGTGATTTCAGATTCCTGTAATCATTTTCAATCGATGTCTCGCAGAGAATTTACTGTATTGAAAGTAATTAAAGGATATGTGCACGAATGTGATAACGAAAATATATATAATATTCCAAATTCTAAAAGTACAATATATTACTTAAATTGACCTAAAAGCTTTCTGCTCAAAGCTGCTATGTCACTGGTACGTGAGCTGAAATTCGAGCGAGATAACGAGATAAATAAAAAATCCCCGCTCAGTGCTGGAACACCGAACGGGGAAGAAGCTGTGATACAATCACAACCTTAGACAAGCTTATTGTATCATAGCTCCCTGAAAATGTCAAGGAGTGATTTAAATTTGAAAACCGCCGTAATATACGCCCGGTATTCGTCCGACAAGCAGACGGAGCAGTCCATTGAAGGACAGCTATACGACTGCTACAATTACGCCAAGCAGCACGGCATAACAGTCGTGCGGGAATACATAGACCGAGCCATGACGGGCAAGAACGATGATCGCCCCGCCTTCCAGCAGATGCTTCATGAAAGCACCATGCACAAGTGGGATAGTGTTATTGTGTGGAAACTTGACCGCTTTGCACGCAACACCATAGACAGCGCCGTAAACCGTCAGATTTTAGCTAAAAACGGCGTGAAGCTGCTGTCCGTCATGGAGAGCTTCGGGGACGATGCCAGCGGTCAGATGATGACCCATATCATTGAAGCAATAAACGAATACTACAGCGCCGACCTCAGAGAAAAAACTATCCGAGGAATGAGGCAGTCCGCCATGAAGGCTCAGACCACAGGACATATCCCGTTAGGGTACAAGGTCGTTGACAAGAAGCTGGTCATTGATGATGAGACCCGAATTATCCCCGAAACTGTGTTCAGGATGTACGCAGAGGGGGAGAGGCTCACCGACATAGCCGAGCATCTGAACGCCCAGGGCTATCGCAACCGCCGAGGCAGACCGTTCACAACAAACAGTTTTTACAATATGCTGGCTAATGAAAAATACATAGGCATTTACAAATACGACGATATCGTGATTGAAGGAGGCATACCGCAGATGATACCCAATGAAGTTTTTGAGGCTGTAAGAGAAAAGCTGATAACCAACCGCAAGAGAGCCGCCAAGAACACCGCCAAAGCCGATTATTATTTGTCGGGCAAATTATACTGCGGTCACTGCGGAGAGCCTATGAGCGGGCTGTCAGGCACAGGACGCAACGGGGTCAAGCACTATTATTACCGCTGTAACGGCGTGCAGAAAAGGTCAGGCTGCCATAAAAAGCTGGAGAATAAATATCTGATAGAGGACGAGGTATGCAGAGCAGCACGGTCGGCGTTTGAGCAGATGGACAAGGCGGAGACTGCCGAGACCATTTATCAGATGTACTTGCAGACGGTCAGAAATGAGTATGCACCCGCCGAACTGGAAAAGGAGCTGACCGAATGCACTAAGCAGGCTGAGAACGTGGTGAATGCCATAGCTCAGACAGGCGGAAATCAGCTGCTTTATGATAAGGTCAGGGAGCTGGAAGAGCGCAAGGAGCAACTCGGCTCCGCCCTCAGGCTGTCTCAGGCGATGACCGACAATGTCCCCTCTGTGGAGCAGATCACCGTGTTTATAGATGATATCCTCGCAACCGATATCAACACCACCGAGGGCAAGAAAGCTATCGCCGACATAATGATATCAAAGGTGTATGTTTACGACGACAAGCTCACGGTCATTTTCAAAGATAAGGACGGCAAAAGCGTTGATATACCGCTCTCAGCCGTGTCAGATACCTCCTCAGCGGATTGTGCTCCCTCTGCGCTGGGGAGCCAGACAATTCTTAGCACGAACCACCGAAAAGGTATAGAGAGTGATATTTGCAGCACCTCTTCCTTGACGATGGTTCGTTGTCGTTTATACAGTTTTTATTGTATTTTACCAATATGGAAGATAAGACTTCCGTATGCGTACATTTTGTATGCGTACGGAAGTCTTTTTTTGTTGTCCTGAGAAAGGAAAAAATGTAAATGAGCAGGAATTACAACTGTACGAACGAAGAATATTCGATAGATAAATTGTTGAAGCTCATCGAAGCGGACACGATCATAATCCCCAGGAGCGTAGCTTTCAGAAAAGATGTATATGAAGAAAGCAAAACATTATTCGGAGTGGTGTTCACAGACTGCGTTAATGACCTGCGTACTGTTGGCTGCTTCATCGACGGTGAAACTGTCGGGAAGATGATGAAAGAGTATGTTATGGATATGACCATTCCAGATATACAGTGCGAGTGCTTGTGTTCTCCCACAATGGCATCGGCTGCGAAAAACGAAACGGTAATGCTCATCAACAAGACAAATCTTGCCGAGTGCCTACGGGAAAGTCGGGTGATATGATATGCAGTATCTCATAACACCTTTACTTGAAGTGTTGAATCCTACAAACACAGTTTCACGAAACAGGCTGCTGTCCTTTGCTATCGGAAATATTGAAGCTGAAATATATAACTGTCTTATCGCAAAGCACGTTTACTACAACAATCAAGGCAAGCTTCACGAGGGCGGTTGGTTCTATTCGACCGTAATGGATCTGCATTTGAGCAGCGGCTATGCCGAGGACGCACAAAAGACCGCTATCAGACATCTTATAAAGCACGGCTTGATTGAATCAGAGCTGAAAGGTCTGCCTGCAAAAAGATATTTCAGGATTATTCCCGATGCGGAGAAATTGACTTTGCTTATTGAATCGGGGCAGGAGGTTCAGAATGCCATTGCTCAGCGTTACAAGGACGAGCTTGAAAAGCGAAGCAGGCGGCGGAAAAACCAAAAGAGGGGTATTATTGAAATTTCTCCCGATACCGTACAAGCAGATGTATGTTCTTCTGAGAAAATATGTTCAGAAGATAAATCCGAGGCTGTAACGAACCCGAATTCCGTTTCGGGCGTTGATGATACCGATTCTGTTTGGGTCATCGGTAACAGCGGCGATATATCCGAAGAAACAAAATCTTATATTCAAAATCCTTGTTCCGTCGTGGACGGGGGAACAAGGTCAGCGACTGCCACGGGTGAAATTAAAGATAATAAAAACCAAAGTAATTGTTTTTCAAATCATTCATTCTCTCCGCAGGCGCAGGAGAAAAAATTTTCGGCTGACGGAATTGAAAGACAGAACGAAAGCAATTTATCTTTTCTCGAAATCATTGCGGAAATGGGGCTTGACCTTGATAACTGGCATTACATTTATACCCGTGCTCCGACTTCTGAGAAAGACCTGATTTATGTTGATGAAGATGAGCGAAAGACAAAGGAGCTGCACATTCCCGAACATTTTCGTTCGGACAGAAATGTTCTGCTTACAGCTTTGCGGTATCTTGCGGCATACAGTAATTTTGCCTACGATGATGAAATGAAGCCGACAGCAAACAAGCATTTCATTGACATTACGCTGAAAATGCTTTGTGAGCTGATTATGGCTGACAGCTTTATGCACAACGGTCAGGCTGTCGGTTATGTCGAGGTGCTTGAAACTCTGAATGAGCTGATTCGGGAAGATCATCTTTACGAATTTATTCTGAGCTTTCAGTATGAATGGGACAGGATCCTGCGTGAGGACGGCGGACGTATCCGCAGCAGGACAGCATATATGAAAAGCTGTTTGTGGGACTGGCTGAAAAGGTGGAAGATCGAGGAATACAATTTGCTGGCAAGTCTGAAATAAAAAATCACAGCACCCGTTTGAGTACTGTGATGAAATCTGCTCGATAAATGGGAATTTATCTATTGTAATGATACACTACTTCTTTCTCATGTTTTTCGGCGTACTCAATTTCTTTTTTAACCGCTTCCCCAATATATCCATCAATATTCACAACATATATACCGTCGCTCAAGTCGATTTTTCTGTAATGAGCATCTGCAAGTCGCGAAAGTTCCTCATCTGTTGGAATAACATTTTCTTCACAATAAACACACTGCAATATATTATATCCTTTACCGGTTTCAAGGTTATAAGCAATTTTCTTCATCTCTTTATCAAATCGCATACTTCCACAAATCGTATAAGTTTTCATCTAATCACCCTCCCAAATTTCGATTTGTCGGGTAGATGTATCCGACAATTTTCCAACATTATACCATATTCTCAGCGATATTACAAGATTTTTTTCAAAGGAGCTGACAGAAATGTAAGAATCATATAACCAACAATTACAAACAGACAGCGAGGTGAAATTTTGGAGAACAAAAGCATTGAGGAGATAGCAGCAATGAAAAAGAATTTTCTGAATACGTCGGAGGTTGCAGCCGTGCTTGGCATATCGCCTGCGACATTCAGAAAAAAAGCAGATCTGTACGCAGAAAAATTCCCGATAGAGAGGGTAGGAAAGAAATACAGAATACCCAAAGAGCCATTTGTTGCTTATGTCAGGACGGGAAAATCTTTTAAGTGAAAAGGAACTGCTTTTTTATGAGACCTGCAAATAAAAGTCAAGCCCCCAAAGAGTGAATTTACAAATAATTCACAAGTCTAAAAAGAGCATGCCAAAAAGACCGCAATAAAAGGATTTTTTTAAGCAGTCTGAGAAATATCATTTAGCTTTGGTGAATGATGTATTTAAGTTAATGCCTGCATTACACGAGCATAGTAAATTCTTAGAAATTTATGTGCAGCGGCGATCATATAGACTTTGTAAGGTTTGCCCTCTGAACGTTTCTTATCAAGAAACTGATAAACGGGCTCATCGGCGGGCTGCTTCTGAAGATAGATCTGCATGATCTGGAAAAGCGTTTTTCTGATTGCCGGAGAACCACGCTTGGATATGCTTCTTGATCTTGTATCGAACTTTCCCGATTGATATGGAGGCGGATCAATACCGGCTAATGCAATGATCGATTTGGAACGTTCAAGGCGTCTGACATCGCCGATCTCCGCAATAAGCTGAGAACAGAAAACTTTTCCGACCCCGTACAGGTTCATGACGGTTTCGTATTCGGGAAGCTGTGATGAAAGCTTATCCATTTCATTCCGCAGCGTGTTAAGAACTTCAAAAGTGGAATTCAGCAGCTTTGCAGATTCTATAATAATTTTAATAACAGAGTCTGTCATAGGCAGCGAACTTAACTGCGTTTTTGAATAAGCATGAATTTCGGCAGCCTTAGCTTCACTGTAATTGTAATGATTTTCCTTGCACCAGCTTTGATATTTGCTTTTAAAAGCCGATAAAGGAAGCTTTGCAATGGAATCAATATGTGGGAATTTAATCACAAAATCTATCCACTTTTCGTGTCCGTCTGATTCTCTCCGGGGTGATGAAAACAATGTATTGGCATTAGGGAAAAATGAATCAAGCAGGGCAATAAGATTATTTTTATGCATTACCAGAATTTTGTTGTACTGATCATACTGCCGGTTAATGATTTTGAGCGTTTTGCGAATTTCATCGACAGGTATGTATTCTCGAAGTTCAAGCCATTTGTCAAGGGCGAAACCGGCAAGCTTAAATGCGTCTTTTTTATCGGTTTTGACCTTCCTCACACGGTTTGTGCCGTAGTCATTTATCAGTAAAGGATTGACAACGGATACAAATATACCGGCGTTATGGAGTGCGTTTGCTATCGGCTCATAATATGCACCTGTGTATTCCATAACAACCTTTATTTCGCCGCTGAGGAGCTTCAATCGCTCTACGAGCTCCTTCAGCTCCTCAGCGTTGTGCAAAACCTCAAAAGGTTCAGCCACGACAACTCCAAAAGGCTGCACAATAGCGACCATACTTTTTCCTTTGGATACGTCAATACCTACTGCGTTCATAAATATCTCTCCTGATAATAGAATTTGTGATCGATAAATCCACACTTTACTCATTACTTATTCTGTCTACTTAGTGATGCGAGCGCATAAAGGTTGGCTCTACCTGCAAAAACGAATGCTGTAATGAAAGCATGGATAACAGTCTCATAAACGGGCGTGGTGTCCCAGCGTAAAAGACGTTAGTCCAATCACTGCTTTCATTATAGCTTATGTAACAAGTACGTGTAAACCATGGCTGGCTTGTCATGGATTTAACGTCTAAATTTATTATAGTAGAATAAGAGTCAGAAGTCCTACTGCTGAGGAAATGTTTTTGGCTTTCAACTTGGTTGAATGTCAGAGAACAATGTGAGAACGCATGATTTTGGTGTGACAAGGGGTGAAACAAGAATTTGAAAAAATGAAGCGGGTTTGGAAGATAGCAAGCGTAGATTTGAGACATCTCAAATCGGCTGAACCCACGCAGGTTCAATATTTAAAAGCGTAGCTATTAACACACCCGATATATAAAGTATAGGAAAGGTTGATAGATATAGAAAAGCGAGACAGAAAAATTCTCATTCGTGTAAACAGCGATGAATATGAGGTCATTAAGAAAAAAGCGGAGAGTCTGAATCAGCGAGTTGCCGTATATATTAGGCGAATGGCGATCCAGGGCGAGATAAAAAGATACGATCTCTCAGAACTTCGTGACATTACAAGGTCGTTCCGAATGATAGGAACGGAGCTAAACCAGATCGCAAAGGTTGCAAACTCCACAGGTAAGGTAACTGGCAAGGCTGTTGAAGAGATCAAGCGTCAGTATGAAATTTTGGAAGATTCTTTCGAGAAATATCTCAAGCCTTTGAAGCCCAATGTTGTTATGTGAGGTGTGGTGTGCCGATAATCAAATATGTTGCGGTGCATGGCTCGCCTTTGAAGCTGCTGAAATATGTGACTGATGAAAACAAAACAGAGGACACGCTTATCACAGGTCTGAACTGCTCTGCCGATGCACGGATTGCCTATAAGGAAATGGAACAGAATTTTGAGCTTTACAGTGAGGAACGCTTTTGGAAGAAATCACTTTTTATGAAAAAGGACATTCTCGGCGGCAAGGAGAGGGTGCGGCTTCATCATTACATACAGTCATTCAAGGCGGGGGAGGTTTCAAAGGAAGAAGCTCACCGCATTGGTCTGGAGTGGGCGAAGGAAATGTTCGGGGATAAGTTTCAGGTGCTTGTTTCCACTCACACCGACAAGGGGCATTACCATAATCATTTTGTGGTTTGCCCATATGATGATGACGGAAAGCTATGGAGAGCCGACAAGAAATCTCTGAACAGGGGAAAGGCAATTTCCGATAAAATTGCAGTTGCTCACGGTCTGAGCATAATTGAGCACCCGAAAAAATCATACGATCACAAGTATGGTGATTATCTGTCCAGAAAACGTGGTGTATCGTGGAAAGATGATCTGAAAGCCGAGCTTGATGAGCTTGTTATGCGTGATGATGTCCGCAGCATTGATGATCTTGCAGAAAAGTTGAAAGAACAAGGCTATGGCATTCGCATAAAAAAGTATCTCTCCATACAAGTGAAGCCAAACCGAAAACCGATACGGACATATCGTCTTGGTGACGGATATTTTCTTGAACATCTTGCTTATCGAATTGAGCATAAGAGTTTTGAAATGCCATTATCGGAGATCGCAAAGTATAGTGGCATTCAGAGAGAATATGCGATTTGTCTGCGGCAGATACAGATAATGCTGTATAAAGCTCCCAAACCGGACAGACCCCATTATGTTTCTTATCGGACGGTGCTTAAAAATTATGAGCTTCTGTGTTATCTTCACAACAATAATATTCATTCCGTTGGTGAACTGATAGATGTTGTGAGTAAGGCAGAGGGGAAATATTCTGAGGTGTTGACGGCAAAGAAAAAGCTTGAGGACAGAATTTCCGAAATAGAAAAAATTATTGCAGATTTTCCGAGATTTACGGAGCTTGTAAATAAGAATCCGTTGACCAATGCGGAGAGGAAAGAACTGAAAAATCTTACCTATCTTGCCGACAAGGGAATTTTCTCCGATGATGATGTGACAGAGCATAAGGCGATACTTGAAAAGCTCAGAGGTCAGTCTGACGAACTTGAAGCCGAGGTGAAGTCAGCCAAAGCGGAGAGGGACAGGCTCACAGATTTTTATGATACATATACTCAGCTGATGCAGAACGATTCCGATTTCCTTCTTGAAAAAGCAAGGGAAGAGCAGGAACGTATGGCACGGGCTGTTGAAATAGAAGAAAATCACGAACAGGAAAGGAAGAATTACTATGAAAAATAGGAGAAACCACTCATCGCATGAGGAAGAATATTTTTTCAAGATCGCTTTCAAGGCGATAAACGATGTCAATGAGTTCTGCGGAGTTATGAACGGACTGGAAAAATTCGTTGTTTCCGCAGAGGTCAGAAGCGGCACTTTCGCTGTCGATGCAAGAAGTCTTATGGGGATTTTCTCGCTGAACCTTAATAAGCCCGTTGAGGTGTGGTTTAAGACAGAAGTTACCGAGCAGACAAAAACTATGGATATGGATAAGTATTTTGCGGCTAAGATCGAGAAGTGGCTGGCTTCGGAGTGAGCATAAAAATCACCGCAGGCGGCGGTGCTGCTTGCGGTGATGAATACCCCTACAAATTGGAATTTTCAAATTAGTCTTTGCAAATAACCTTTGAATCTTCACCATCAATTACAATTCCCTGACGGTTGTTAATTGGGCATAGATT